CTATACACTCATTAAACCAAAAGATGAAGGCATTAGCAAGTTGTATTTGTAGTAAATACGGATTCTATGTTTAGCAGGAATTCTCCCCCGACCTTTCTCCAATACTTCTACATCAACATGATCAATGACACTTCTCAATACAGTGTTGCGGTCAGTCTTATCCTCGGCTCTTTCATACAACTCCAGGATAGAATGAAGGTTAGCCCTTACAACTTCGATATCGATCTTCTCCCGTTGTTCGGTAGGATCGTCAGAGATGTCTTTTTCCATCAGATCGAGACGTTCTCTTTCTGTACGCAATTCCTTCATACGCGATTCAAATAACTCATCTGTGTACAATCCAGATTCATACTTCTCACAAATGAAGTTTTCCCGGTCCTTCAAAACCTTCCTTTTATGCTCAATTTGATCTCTCATCTCAGATGAACTGAACCCCGTTTCAGAAGACTTTTCTTCAGCAATAACAGAAGCGTTCAATTGATCTTTCAACAAATCTTCATCTAAACCCTGTAAGAATCGTAGAGAGTACAGAAGGTCCTCCTCTATAGCTCTGTATTTCACAAATGTACATCCAGTTGCGGTACACCACAAGAACTCTTTGTGATACTGGGAAATTTCACCGCTTGTAGTCTTATAGTTTTGGACACTGTATTGACGAACCATTCTTCTGCCGCATTTGATGCAGACACATAGGCCAGCCAACTCGCATGCGGAAAATTCCATTTTTGTTCTTGGTTTGTGTGAAGACTCTGTAATTTTATCCTGAGCCTTGTCCCAAATATATTTGTCTATAATTGGAGGGATTGCATCGTGTACAATAACATGCTCCTCTTTAGGACGAGCGACTTGCTTGCCGTTTACTCTTTTGGTAGTTTGATATCGTAAAATACCAATAAACCGTTCATAGGTAAGTAATTGGCGTACAACATTCGGATGCCAGTCACCCTTAGCATTAGGGGTTTTTAACATCGTATGCTTTTGAAGGTGGGTTGACAAGGCTCTAAAACTGACCTCTCTACGTTTTCCATCTTTTGTGGGAACTCCATTAACAAAATAGTCGAAGACAATGCGAACAACAGCAGCTTCTTCTTCATTGATTTCAAGCTTACGAGTTTTCTTATTATAAGTGTATCCAAAGGGGGCGCGGCCAGCTACCCAGTATCCACTCATAGCCTTGCTAACCTTCCCGCCGTTCAAACGTTCTTTGGTAGTCTCAAACTCTTCACGTGACATGAACAATTCAAATCTAATTTGCTTCAGATCGGATGGATTACGTGGATCATATATTTTGTAAGGTGTAATTATGAATATGCGATGGTCTTGAATAAGGTCATATATTATACCCATATCAGTGTAACTACCGCGCCCCATCCGACTAATTTCTTTTACTGCAATTGCCTGATACTTCTTTTCTCTCAAATCTCGTACAACACCTTGAAAAACTGGGCGTGAATCAATTTTATCACCTGAGCCGATTTCAAAACGTTGATCGTACGGGATTTCTAAAGGAGCCAGAACCCTATCCATAAGGTCTTTTTGTGCGGTTAGTGTATCCTCACCAGTTCTCTTCTCCATTTCTTCATCCTGTCTTGATTTACGCAAATAATTCAATATAGACTCTATTCCCAATTCAATTAAGTAATCGCGCTTGAGCAAATATCTCACCATCCTGCTTCTTTGGTTTATGCGATGATTATATACCAATGCAAAAAGATAATGCAAAACAATTCGTTCGACAAATTTCAGAATAAAATAAGAAATATTTCAGAAGACAAAAAGAAACCATTTCCTATTTTACGTGATAATCTTATAGCATGGAAAACAAAGAGAACAGCACCCGACACAAACCAATACCCGTTTGACGGCCATGAGTCGCAAGGGTATAAATGGCGGGCAGGCTGTTCTTTTTACGTTCCTGTGTAGTCAATCTACACATCGTTTCACAGCCTCCTGGGGCGCGTTCAGCGCGTCTCTGAAAATGAGGGGTAAACCACTCGCCCTATGAGTCCAGGCAGTACGACGCGCGTTCGTGCCGTCTGGCAGGGGCAATCTATCGAGGTCGGTTAATGGTAAACCTGCGGACTCCAAACCCGCGACTGGTAGGTTCGATTCCTCCCCTCGGTGTTTTAAGAAAGGATGATCCATATATTCGACAATCCATTTTTGAAAAGACCAGTCGACTTGATTGACACGATCAGGGGAGAAATCCACCTTTACAAGGATGAATATGGTTTCAACCCCGAATTGATCAGAATGAGAGCCGAGACAAGAGATTTGTTACTGGCGGAAATTAATTGCCGGTATAGGTTGCATGCAGGGGATTCAATAGGAGATTTTATTGGCGTTCAGGTTGAGGTGATTCCTTCAATGGACGAGGGTATTCTATTCCAATTATTAATGCTTGATTCGGAATGAAACATTAATAATTGATGTGGTGGCGGAATAGGTAGACGCAATGAAGCGGTGTAGTCAATGACTGCTGGTGATGCAGTGCTGAGACTCCAGCAATACCGGGCATAAACGGGATACCGTGAAAATCACTATGCAAGGTGCAAATCCTTGCCCACATCGATGATCCTGCGATAGCTCCGGCCGATGTATCAAAATGTGCGGCGTTAAGCACAGGCCCAGAGAACGCAGCAGGATCGAATCTGCGGGCATGGTCTAAAGGTTGGGCCGCAGCCTTCCAAGCTGCTGATGCGAGTTCGAGTCTCGCTGTCCGCTTATTAAATTCATAGGAGGCGAACCCTTTGGAAGAGCAGCCATTGCTGGTGAAGTATGAATGTTTAGCCGAAGTGTGCAGCGAGCAGTTCCTGGTTAATACGGAGAAAGTAAAGGAGCAGGTGCTTGCTTGCCCATACTGCAAAGGGCCGGCAGAAGCAACGGCCAGCGAGAACCCGGATGCTGCGGAGCGCGGGCTGGTGTACGGCTGTTTGTATCCTCGTTGAGCTTTGCAGGATTTATCTCCCGTGCGCCGAATTATGGTTGTGAGGGAGGATGATTATGTTCCATAACTGCCAACAGATGAAGGACGTCATTGCTCGTCACAAAGAATTTCAAATCGATCTGAAGCTTGGAATAGAATTTGACGAGAGTATAGGAGAATTTGAAATGATTCAAGCAACACATGATTTGAAGACGGGCGAGATTATAGGCATACAAAGTATTGGTTATATAAAGCACTGTCCTTACTGTGGTGCGATGTTTAAACACTTTAGACCAATTAATCATTGATCAATAAGCAGGGGTTATCTTCCATATGCCGAATAGGTTAATAACCAAATCTAAGGAGGAGTATGAATGCAGCTTCCTGGCATTTTAGTACGACAAGGTCATAAGGAGGGCAAGGGGTATTCGGCCCATATCACCAAGTTGCCCACTGGGAAGTATATGGCTTCGATCACTGAACACAACAAAGAAAAAGGCGGCATTGTTACTAAAGAGGTCGATACGGAATCTGAGGCGAATGCCGAGATTAGTGAAGTCTGGAAAGAGCTTGGACTAGAAGACCTTAGCCAGATGCAATAGAAGGGAGCATGATAGTGAGCAATAGTGCCAAAGTATTTGTGCTTCGCTCATATGACCTTGGTTCAGATGGTGATGTCTCTCAGAATGATATAGTGGCCGTAGGTGCACAATCATTTCTTTACCGAATATCTACGCTTGAACTGGAGTCATTACTTCAATGCAGTGTTTTTGAAGTGTGGACGGACGGGGTGTTACAAGGCCAGTCACAACCAACAGTGCGGCCACATTCGGACAAGGTGATTCTCTTGAAACTGGCTGAATTATTTGTTAAGGTCCACAGTTGAATAAATAGAATAGTGCAGTACATAAAGCCATCCATTAACCCGGGTGGCTTTTTCTATGCCCAGAAGGGAGAGAACATATGAAGATCTATAAAGACGGAACACTGGAAGGCACCCCGGAGGAACTGGCAGCTTACGCAAAGCTACAGACACTCCAGCCCTTCAAAGTCATTGAGCCTATTACGCCGCTCACAGGACAGCCATACAGGTCGCCCGAAACGATCATCAGTACAACAGGCATAGATGCTGGGAAATACCCTGGAGGCGACCAGGGGCCGTATAGGGTGGACATAACAAGGCATCCATATGACCGCAATAGGGCGGTTTTCGCCTTCAACGGTGATCCTGAGACTAATGGAATTGCCGCAATAACGACATTTCCTGACAGAGTAGTCTCCGAAATTACGGGGGTTATATCGTAGTTACGTGACAATCCCATAATCTAAACCCCAAGGCCCATGAGGTGACGGCGAAGTAAGGTACATGGGAGAAACATAAAGGAGGTTGTGTTCGTGGGCAAGCATGATGATCAGATAGACGCTCTTGTGCATGGGCTGCACAGAGTAGAGGCTAGGGCGCCTGCGATTATTGACGAGTATCACGATCATCCGAGACCGGGGTATGTAGTTCCGGCGTGGAGCCAGGAACAAGGAGGCTACTTTATTCAGGTGCCGCCAATCCAGCAAAGTGATGATGACATATCGCTTGAGTGCAGATGGTTGAAGCGTGACATTTATTCCGCCCTTGGTGTGCCTACAGAAATACTTGAGACGGTCAAAGCTAATGAACGCGAATTTGAAGAGATGTACAGGGAGTGGTTAAGGAGTAATCCGGTAATCAGAAAGGTGGGTCAACATGAGCACAGCACAGGCCAGTAAGGCCACACCAGCCATATGCAATGAGGGCTGCGGCAAACAGTTCGAGGTCAAGGGTTTCCAGACAGCCCGACTACCGGGAGCCATTGAGAAGGTGTTCTTCTCATGCCCGCACTGCCAGCATGAATATGTCGCCTATTACACAGACCCAGAGGTTAGGCAGCTGCAGGATAAGATCCGGCGGACACAGAGCCAGCTCCAGAACCCACGGGCTAATTATGCTGCCACGCTGAAGAAGATCAAGAAGACGCAGGCCGAAATCAAGGCGGGCATGGACCGGGTGAGAGCAGCAGTTGAGGGAGGCGCAGAGAGTGTCGGACAAAACCAATGAACCGCGAGTGATTAAGTATAGGTGCATTGAGTGCAGGCTGATCCATTACGACACGGGAAAGAAAGACGGTATTACGTGTAAGTGCGGGGGCAAACTCGATCCGCTTGGATGGGTAGATCTGACCACGCTCGATAAAAGCGATATTACAAAAGGAACGGTGATGTCAATGATTAGAGTACAAACCACATTAAGCATGGGAGAGCACTATATTGAGCGTGTGCTGGAGGTAGATGACATCGGTACGCTCTCCGAGGATGAACGAGCTGCCATCATTGATGGGGCTATTGCACCGGTGGAGTACGACCATGAAGATACTGGACCGGATGTCCAAGCGTTTGACCAAGAAAAGAGTGAGCCTCAGAGCAAAGAGGCTAGTGATGTAGGCAACATCAAGATCAAGATCGAGGTTGATACATCAGAGATACAGGCGGCGTTGAAGGACGTTGAACTGTTGACTCATGGGCTGTGCGAACTTGAAGGAAAAGGCGGTATAGAGGATAAGCTGGCGTACTTGGACAGACTCATTACATTGACTCATGCATTTGGTGGGAACAACCCACTCTTGGAGTTGGGCGGAAGAGTACAAACTGTGCTTGATAGTGTCCAGGGTGACCTTGGCCTTAAGGAACGATAGGAGGGCGAGAGCTATTAAAGAGATGCTTCATTACTACATTCCCGCGCCGCATGGATGGGCGTAATCATTGGTATAGCAGTGCCTATAATCGCTTTAAGGTGAGGGTTGATGAACATGACAAGCAGCAGGCGGGACCAGGACCGTTACTATGACCGCTATAAGAGAGACAAGACCTCACGGTCATTCTATAAGTCTACCGCATGGGAGAAGGCCAGAGAGCAGGCGCTCATCAGGGACAACCATCTATGCCAGCACTGCTTCAAGCGCCAGCGCCTGACACTGGCAGACATGGTGCATCATATCAAGCCTATCAGTGATTACCCAGACCTTGCCCTTGTCCTGGACAATCTCTTAAGCCTCTGCAATAGCTGCCATAACAAAGAGCACGGTATTGAGGGGCAACAACATAGAGTAGTGCCCTTAGCCCGTAGGGCGAGAGTAATCACCTCCAAGGGGAATGAGACAGTCTTCTAAGGGGAGAGAAAGTCATTCAGCTTACGCCCAATGAGGCTTTATATAGACGTCCCTGCAGAGCGCGGCAGGGAGATAGTCGAATGTCACAAATTTAAGAGATTTTGAGGGAAATAGGTGTACAAAAGAACGCCGCTTTACTTTATACCCCCCCTCACCTTTAGTTAGTGACAGGAGGCGAAGGGGACCGGGCTGCCAGTTTCGTTTTCGGCGTATGACATTTCATATATGAGGGGGGGGTGCTATGGAGCACAAGCCAAAACCGGAGATTACACTGCAAGCCGCCAAGAAATTATTTGAAATCATTATCAGAGAACTGGAGATCGACGAGAACCTGTCGGACCGAACAATTATGCTCGCTGACAACATGGCGCTGCTGGAACAGCTTAAACAGCAGCATATCAAGGACATCAAGACGCGGGGAGCAGTTGAATTGTTTAAAAACGGGACACAGGAGATGTACCGACAGAACAAGTCGGTGGATGCGGTATTGAAAATCATCGAAGCTCAGCGGAAGCTGCAGGCCGAGTTGAAGCTGACCCCCGCCTCGGACAGGAAGGTTTCCGGTGTAGTTGATCCGGAAGGTGAAGGTGGCGATAAGGGTGACGAATTTACTCAATACTAAACCGTCGAATCTGAAAACCACCCAATACGCCGAAGCGGTTGTTGCGCACCTCATCATCACCTCCAAAAAAGTGTTCCAAGCTTGTCAGCGGCATTTGAATGATTTGAAACGGCAAGGCACGCCGGGCTTCCCATTCATCTTCGATGAAGAGAAGGGTTATCGGCCAGTCGGATACATTGAAAAATTCTGCAAGCCATCAATGGGGGACTTTGACCGCCTTGAATTGCAGCCCTGGCAGCATTTCATTGTTGGCTCTCTCTACGGGTGGGTGCATAAGAATACGGGCCTCCGTCGCTTCCGCGAGGGGCTTATTTTTATGGGCAGAAAGAATGGGAAAACGGCACTGGTCTCTGGCCTGTCACTCTATGGAGCATCCAAGGATGGGGAAAAGGGCGCAAGGGTGTATCAGTTGGCAAACTCCAAGGAGCAGGCCAGGGACATGTTCGATGAATGTAAGGCGATGATCAAAGCTTCCCCGTTACTCCGGAAGCACTTTGATGAAACCCTGCATGAGATTCGGTTCCGGCGCACGATGTCGAAGATACTGCCATTGGCAACCGACAGTAAGAAACTGGACGGTAAGAACTGCAGCATGGGTGCTTTTGATGAGATCCACGAGTATAAAACATACAAGCTGATCAACGTCATTAAGAACTCTACCGGTGCCCGTTCACAGCCAATGATTTTGTACATCACAACAGCTGGCTATCAGTTGGATGGTCCGTTGATGGATTACTACGACAAAGCAGCTGATGTGCTTGAGGGTGTCATTACTGCTGAGCATGCCTTTTACTTCATGGCTGAGCTGGATCACGGGGATGATATCGAAAATCCGGCAAACTGGATTAAGGCTAACCCGAATTTGGGCGTGACCATAAAAATGGAGGACATGCTCAAGGAATGGGAAGACCGTAAGCATATTCCGGCAGAACGGAATGACTTTATCACCAAACGACTGAACATCTTTGTCAAGGCTGATGAAGAGCCATTCATCTCATTCGAGGTACTGAAGCGTAACAACAAGAACCTCGATGCCGAACAATTCGTGGGGAAGGGTTGCATTGGATCATTTGACCTCTCGGACAGCGAGGACTTCACCAGCGCATGCCTAGAGTTCCCGGTGCAAGATACTGGAGATGTATTCACTCTGAGCCATTCATGGATTCCAGCCGCGAAAGTGGCATTAGACAACGAAAAAATCCCCTATAACGAGTACGCCGAGGCAGGTCTGCTTACGATAGTACCGGGTGAATATGTCCGCAAAGAATATATTTTTGACTGGTTCGTGGAGCAAGCAGAAAAATATGGCATCGAGAAGATCATGTATGACCCCGCGAAAGCTTACGGCCTAGTGGAGTCGCTGAAAGCTTATGGGTTCGAGTGTGAGGTTGTCCGGCAGGGCCATCTGACGCTGGGACCGGCTATGGATGATCTGAAGGAGCTCTTTATTGATGGCAAGGTCATTTACAACAACAACAGGCTGCTGCGCTGGTACATCAACAACGTGAAGCTGGTTGAGGATAGGAATCGCAATAAAATACCAACAAAACAAGGTCGCTACCGGAAAATTGACGGTTTTGCGGCCTTTTTGAATGCCCATGTGGAGGTTATGAAGCGCATGGCGGTGCAACAAGTGAGCGGAGATGTTTCATTCGTATCCATCAGCGATCTGATGAGGGGGTGATGATAAAAAATGAACTTTTGGCAAAGATCTAAGATAGCTTGGGATGTGGTCCGGAATAAAACTCCATCCATGAAGTCCGAATCTATGAGAGGGTTTGAAAAGTGGTTCCGCAGCGGACTATCCATATTCAGAGGCAGGCCGGGAGGAGAACTGGCGAGTAACGAAACGATTTTCGCGGCAGTTTCCCGACTTTCCAATTCAATGGCGGTACTCCCTATCAAGTTATACAAGGAGTACAACCCTATTTATTCTGAATTGAATGACCTGATAGCTAATGCTCCGAACCGGAACATGACCTCATTCGGATTTATGAGGCTATTGGAGACCCATCGGAACGTATACGGCAATGGGTATGCGATGAAACGGTATAACCGATTCTACGAAATCGAATCGCTCATTGTGCTTGATCCGACAAAGGTTGAACCTGTTATTGAATTAGACACTGATGAGTTATGGTACATGGTCCGAGGAGACAAAGGAACCTATTATGTTCATAACATGGATATGGTGCATATCAATCACGTTCAGACTTCCCAGAATGGCTATAAGGGAATCAGCCCTATTGATGTCCTTCGAGGAACAATTGACTTCGATGCTGCCGTAAGAAAGTTTACGCTTGATCAATTGGACTCTTCAATAAAGGCATCATTCATCCTGAAGCTGGCGGCCCATGTCGGGAAAGATAAAAAAGATGAGATTTGGGCGAATTTCGCAAAATTCTACCAAGAAAACGGCGGAGTTATCATTCAGGAACCAGGGGTGGAGGTTAAGGAGATTACTCGTAATTTCATTGACTCCAAGGTATTTGAGGTCGAAAAGATTACACGGTCGCGGGTCGCCACAGTATTTAATATGCCGGTAACAATGGTGGGCGAAACGGACGGTGCAAGCTTCAACAGCATGGAACAAATGAGTCTTGAGTTTGTGACCTATACGCTGTTGCCGATTATTCGGCAGTATGAACAGGAATTTAACCGGAAGCTGCTCACACCACAGCAGCGTCTGCAGGGATTGTACTTCAAGTTCACTCTTGGCGCTCTTTTGCGTGGGGATATGTCAACCCGGGGGGATTTCTACTTCAAGATGATCCGTTCAGGAGTGTTCAAACCGAATGAAGTCAGAGCCTGGGAGGAGTTACCGCCAGAAGATGGCGGTGACAAACTCCACATCAGCGGGGACCTTTACCCCATTGATACACCAGTTGAGCACCGGAAGGGGGTGAGCACAAAAAATGAGTAAAGCTAAAACTAAAACAGCGCCCAATAAATTTTGGGAAATGAAGATGTCCGCGAACGATCCAAGTTCAGCGGATATTTTTATTTACGGTGAAATCACCAGGTACGCATGGGAAGAGTATGGCGAGGTTTCTTCCAAGTCATTCAAAAATGAGCTGGATAAGCTGGGCGATGAGGTTGAGACAATCCATCTCTACATCAACAGCCCGGGCGGTTCTGTATTCGAGGGAATTGCCATTCACAACATGCTTGTGAGGCATAAGGCAAGGATTATCGCACATATTGACGCGCTGGCAGCCTCCATTGCATCGGTTATTGCGATGGCTGCGGATGAGATCCGGATGCCTAAGAACTCCATGATGATGATCCATAACCCATGGACATTCGCAATCGGCAATGCCACTGAATTGCGCAAAGCTGCTGATGACTTGGATCGTATTGGTCAATCGGCCATCCAGAGCTATTTGCAAAAAGCTGGAGAAAAGCTGGACGATGAGACACTGAAAAATCTACTGGATGCAGAAACTTGGCTCTCGGCAGATGAAGCCCTCGGATACGGTTTATGCGATGTAGTCGAAGAGGCCAACCAGATGGCAGCGTCGATCAGTGAAGCTCTTTTTGCCGAATATCGCAATGTACCTGCTGCTATAGCCTGCAAAACAGACCCGGCAGCGCCCGAAAACGGCATGAGCGAAGAATATCGATTGGAAGTCGCAAGACATGTAAGCCTTGAAATTCAAAATCTGCATTCATACCTGGGAGGTATCATTAATGGCTAAAACACTGTTTGATGTAAAAAATGATTTGATCACTATCGGTGCAGCATTGGCGGCTTCAAAGCAAGAAATTCTAGCAAAGGCTTCTGAGCCGAATGCGTCTTTGGATGATATCCGTGCGCTCGAAACTAAAGCAGGCGGCCTGCAAATGCGGTTCGATATCCTGCAAAAGGAACATGACGCGATGGAAGCTGAACAGAAGGCATCTCTCCAAAAGAAGGAGCCTGTGTTCAATGCAGACCCTAAAAACCAAGTTGTATCGGCTAAAGCTGCTCTGATTAGAGCCACAATTAAGGGTCATGATGCTGGCCCAGAAGTGAAGGCAGCTCTGGGCGATGGAAACTCCACGGGCGGAGAAAAAATTCTGCCTACAACGATGACAACCGAATTGCTGCACGAACCTTTTGTGAAGAACCCTCTGCGTGAAGTTTCTACCTTCACCAGTGTGACAAACCTTGAAATCCCTAAGGTGGAGTTCCATCTGGATGATGATGACTTTATCGCTGATACAGAAATGGCTAAGGAATTGGAAGTAACCGGAGACGTCGTAAGCTTCGGCCGTCATAAATTCAAGGTCTTTGCGCCAGTTTCTGAGACCATTCTCGCTGCTACTGATACCAATCTGGTTGAGACGGTTGATGCTGCTCTCCGTTCAGGTTTGGCTGCAAAAGAAAAGAAGGTATCTTTTGCAGTAACGCCTAAGCCGGGTGAAGAGCACATGTCATTCTACGCTAAAAACGGTTCTGTATCGGTAATCAAAGAGGTTACCGGAGCAACGATGTATGCAGCAATCAAAGCTGCTATCGCAGATTTGCCAGAAGACTTCCGCGAGAATGCAACCATTGTGATGCGATATGCAGACTACTCTGATATCGTTGAAACCTTGGCTAACGGCAATGCAACGCTGTATCAAGCCCAGCCCGAGCAGATTCTGGGCAAAAAGGTTGAATTCTGTGACCTTGCTGTCAATCCTGTGGTCGGGGATTTCCGGTACTCTCACTTCAACTACGATCCAGATATCATTTATGACCGTGATAAAAACGTCCGCACAGGCATTTGGGATTTTGTACTGACGGCATGGATGGATCATCAAATCAAGCTAAAGTCTGCATTCCGTATCGCAAAAAAGTCCTAGCTCCTTCCCCGGCAACGTTAAGTCCAACGGGGCAAGAGGGTGAACATAACGGTGTGAACCATACCGAGTTCGAGCTGTTGGATGGAGAAGGAGAGCGGATTTCCCTCGCGGCCGGAGCAGTGGTGTACATCAAGAAAAATGGTGTGAACCTGACTCCGGATGATCAAGAAACACTGTGGTTTAGCGATGAAAACGATGCTGGAGAGTACACTTTTGAAGTGGAAACAACTGCTGGTACAGTGTACAACGCTGTGCTGGACTGGGTGCCGACGATTTAAGGCGGAGAGGAGCTGCGCATGCTCAATTTACCGCTAACTGAGCTGAGATCCTACCTCAGAGACGATGACACGGAAGACTGGCTTCTTGAGCTTTTAGTGGAGTCTGCAAAAGAGTACTTAAGCAAAGGCGGAGTTTCAGATGGAGAGAATGGCACGGCGAGGTACAAACTTGCCGTGCTTCTTTATTGCTCAATTTACTCCGAACACAGAGATTCGGCGGAGAAAATTGAGAAGTTTAATGTATCGCTGGAAAGCTTGATCTTACAACTGAAAACGGGGTGATTTAAAAATGGAATATCCCGTATTGAAGAAATTCAGGGATAAAGAATCCGGTGAAATTTATGAGATCGGTTCTAAATATGAAGCAAATGCGGCGCGGGCCAAAGAGCTGCAGAATCGTGGATTCCTTGATAAGGCGGAAGAGAAGAAAACAGCCAAACGATCTGAAAAAGATTCTGTACCAACCGCCAAAGCGAATGAAGATTCATGACGACACCTCTCATCAATCGGCTTGATAAACGCGCTGTAGTCTTCCGGCCACCGGGTCCAGATGATGTGGATCAATGGGGGCAACCCACAGAAGATTGGGTTGAGGTAGTGAAGCTCTGGGCAGCCATCGAACCACTTCGAGGTCAAGACAGAGCTGCAGCAGCCCAAATCACTGCTGATGTCACAACACGTATTCGCATCAGGTATCGGGAAGGGATAGATCGCTCTATGATCGTGTCTTATAAGGGAATAGAGTTCGAGATTTTGTATATTATCCATCCAGAATTCAGCAGGCGAGAACTGCAGCTGATGTGTAAGGAGCGTCAATAATGGCCAGGCGGAATACCCGGACAAACATCCGGGTGGATGGAGCTGAAGAGATTATTCGTCAGATCAAGCGGGCCAATGCTGAAATTACCAAAGAAATTCGGGACCTGATATCCCAAGCAGCAGAAATTGTTTTCCGGGAAGCCGACTCCCGGGTGCCGATCGGCGAAACGGGAAAGACCCGTTTTTCTCTTGAAATCAACATCGGGACATCAAAAAAAGGTAACTTCTATGCAAATGTAACAGTAGGGGCAAGGCGCGGCGAGAACGTTGCGACCGCCCCTTTTTACGTTACCTTCTACGAATATGGTTCATCGCATCAACCGCCACGTCCCTTTATGCGTCCTTCCATGGATAAGAGCCGGTCGAAGGTCCGCAAGCTGCTGATGGAAGGTGTGAAGGCCGTGGTTGAGAGAGTAGGTGTGTAATGGGAATTGAAGTTAAGCTGCGGGAATACCTGTTGTCCATACCGGAGATTCAGAGTATCGTGGGCAATCGAATTTATCCGGGCTGGCTGCCGGAGAAGCCCGTATATCCCGCCCTTGCCTATCTGGAGGTTTCGGGGGTGGCTCATCATAATATCCCGGTTGCCTATCCTCGATTTCAGTTCTCCGTGTTCTCCACGCGCTACGGAGAGTCGAAGCAGGTCGCCCAAGCGGTGCGTGATGCCCTTCAGCGCTACAAGGGAAACATGGGTGGCGTCCGGGTGCTGCAAGGCGTCTGGGAGGGCAGCAGAGACATGTACGAGAGTGACACAAAGCTCTATCACATAGCAACAGATTTTAAAATCATTTATAGGGAGGAATAACCCATATGGGACGTAATATGACTACTGTCCAGAAAGCGAGCTCTATCCGTTTTGGTTCAGCGAAATTTGAGGTCGGGGAAGATGTGAACAGCCTGATCGACCTGGGGGCAATGAATAGCATTGTCTTTGAAGAAACATGGGACGAAATGACTGTGACCAGTGATAATGCTGGGGTTATCAAGACAGGGATCAATAATCACGCAGCTGGCATCGAGGGCGACCTAATGGAAATCAACCTCGCGACATTGGCGACAATCCGGGGCGGTATTGACAAATTCGAGCTTATTGCAGGCACACCGAAGACGGTCTCAAATGAGGCTGTGACGCTATCCAACCAGGTTCAGAAGCGGCTGCTGAATAAGAACGGAGCAGGAACGGTAGTAACGGCCGTAACTGTCAAAAAAGGCGCAACAACACTGGTTGAAGGTACTGATTACAATCTGTCTGTAGACAGTGCTGGCTTTACTGTAATCGTACGTATCCCGAGCGGAGGAATCACCTCTGGCGACACGGTGATGGTCAACTACACTTATACACCGTTGTCTGCACAAAGATTTCTTTCCGGCGGTCTGGGTACGTTTCAGCCGCGTGTTGCCCGGATTACGAACTATGACGATGCCGGTAAGGAGTTCCGCATCACCATATACAAGGCAACGCCTGAAAGCGGACTAAACATCACGTTCCCGGAAGCGGATGCGGAAGACCCTGCGATGACACCTATCCGGATGAACGGCACCATGGATTCCAGCCGCGCTGTCGGAGAGCAACTATTCGAGATTTATGATGAACAGGGGGTTTAACAAGAAATGTCCAGAAAACAAGTAATCCTTGACCTTGATCAGATCATTCCAGAAGAGCGGGTTGTCATCCTGGCAGAAAAACGAATTGATGTATCGCGTATTCCTTCCCGCGTAACGCTGGATATCGCTAAGAACTCAGATAAACTGCAATCCGGCAGCCAGGATACATTCCCGTTGCTGTTGGATCAGGTTGCGAGCATCTTGCGGCCATCTTTCCCAGAGGTTACGGCGGACTGGATTGTTGATAACACCGATCTCAATCAATTACTGAAGCTCATCGAATTTGTACTGGAGCCAGTAAAGGATAGAGCAGGCGGCGACACCGAAAAAAACGAGGTAAGCCCCAGCCAATAGAGTTGGGGCGTATTTTTGCGCGAATGGGCGCAATGTACTCCTGGGCGACACCTGAATACATGCTGAATCACATGTCATTTCCGCAGATCATGATGTACTACGACTACGGAATGGAACATGAAGAGAATATATCGAACATCTTGGTCGGCCGCATAGCGGTCGGCCTTTTTGGTGCTCAAGAACCGCCTAAGAAGGAGAAGCGGCGAGTCCACGGGGACGGCAATCAGGCCCCGGACCGGGCAGCGTTCTACAAGCAGCATGGTGACCGCATCAAGCGACCGGAAGGAGGGGAGTCATGAGCTTACTCGGCAACCTTGTCATTAATATCTTGGGAAACAACACCGGCCTGGACAATGCCATGCAGCAGGCCCAGAAGTCGGTTGATAAGTTTGGCAAAGGCATGGCGAATGTCGGGAAATCTCTCACTCAACTCGTGACGGTTCCCCTTGCTGCGATTGGCGGTGTATCGTTGAAGGTCGCCTCAGACTTTGAATCTGCCTTTGCGGGCGTGAGGAAGACCGTTGATGCGACAGAAGCTCAGTTCGGGGAGCTGCGGCAGGGTATCCGGGACATGGCGAAGGAAATGCCTCAGTCCGCCTCAGATATTGCGAGAGTGGCGGAGGCTGCCGGGCAGCTGGGTATTCATACGGATGCTATCCTGGGATTCACGAAGACCATGGTGAACCTTGGGGTCGCAACCAACATGACGGCGGATGAAGCGGCAAGCTCACTGGCGCGGATGGCAAACATCACCCAGATGCCGCAGGATGAATTTGACAAGCTCGGGTCCTCCATCGTTGCACTGGGTAACAATTTTGCGACAACGGAGTCTGAGATCACAGACATGGCATTGCGGCTCGCTGGTGCTGGGCATCAGGTCGGCATGTCAGAAGCAGATATACTCGGCCTCGCAGCTGCTCTCTCATCGGTAGGTGTTGAGGCGGAAATGGGGGGCTCGGCGATCTCCCGGGTTATGGTCCGCATGCAGGTTGCAGCAACGAGTGTTGACAAGATGGATAAGTTAACTCAAGCAACGGGCATGTCACTGCGGGAGCTGCAGTTACTTGCAGACAACAACGGGAAGGACTTCAAGGCGCTGGCGGATGCCCTGGGCATGACTCAGACCCAAATGGGCAACATCGTTGACGGTGGGGTCGATCTGCAAAACTTCGCCAAAATCGCAGGGATGACCTCGGAGCAATTTCAAAAATCATTCCAGACTGATGCCGTGGGGGCTCTTACGGCTTTTATCCAGGGGCTCGGCAACGCGGATTCAGCCGGATCATCGGCGATCAACATGCTGGAGGAAATGGGGATAACGGAAATCAGATTGCGTGACTCTTTGCTCCGCTTGGGGAACGCGGGAGATCTGGTTACCGATGCAACAAAACTGTCAAATGATGCGTGGAATGAGAACAGCGCACTAACCCATGAAGCGGAAGAGCGGTATAAGACATTCGCCAGTCAAATGCAGATTCTCAGGAATAAACTGACGGACATCGGGATTACCATCGGTGATGCCATAATGCCAGTTGTGCTGCAGGCGGTTGATGCATTGCAACCGTTGATTGAAAAGGTCAAATCATTTGCAGATAGCTTCGGGGCAATGGAGCCGGCCAAACAAAAAATGATCATCGTGGGTGCAGCAATCGCCGCCGCATTGGGTCCGGTGCTTGTGGTTGCGGGACAAGTCGTCAGCGCAATATCAGCTCTAATGCCGGTGTTTGCCGCGCTAACGGGTCCAGTCGGTCTGATTGTGGCTGCCGTGGCTGGATTGGCGGCCGGGCTCGTCTATTTGTATAAAACAAATGATTCGGTGCGGGCATCACTCAATAGCGCTTGGGAATCCATTAAGGCGGTTGCTCTCGCTGTATGGGGAACTGTCGCCGAATTCGTCATGGGCCAGATCAATAAGATAAAAAAATTCTGGGATGAGAACGGCGCCCAGATTCTGAAAGCAGTAACGAATGTTTTTAACGGCATCAAGAAGGTAATAGAATTCCTTATGCCAGCGATCAAGTTCATCATTGATACGGCCTGGACAGCCATTAAAAACGTGATCAGCGGAGCCCTTGACATCATTATGGGCTTGATCAAAATATTCACTGGGCTCTTTACCGGAGACTGGGGGAAAATGTGGGAGGGTATTAAGCAATTACTCGGCGGAGCTATTGATTTCATAATGGGGATAATGACGCTTAATTTCCTCGGTGGATTAAAAACGCTCTTTGTCAACTTGCTGAAATCCGGTGTCAGCCTGATGGGTAATTTAGGTTCAGGGATAATCGGAGCTTTTAAAGGACTACAGACTGGCGGGGTAACTCTCATATCAAACATGGTAAGAGGCGTGCTCAATTTCTTCAAAAATTTATTTACAGATGGCATTGGGATATTCACGCGCCTTCGCACTTTTGGAGCATCCATTTGGGAATCTTTATCTCAAGCGGTAGTCGGTGTCGCCAAAGGTATTTGGACCAGTGTAAAAACTAATTTCCAAAGCATGCTTTCTAGCATTAAAAATATCTTCAGCACCATCCAGGGCGTAATTGAGGGAATTTGGAGCAAGGTGATGGCCTTCTTCAAAGGCATTAACCTGGCGAACATCGGGAAGCAAATCATACAGGGTCTTGTCAATGGTATCGGCAGCATGGCATCTTCAGCCGTTGAAAAGGCCAAGGACGTTGCCGAAAGCATCGGCAAAACAATCAAGAATTTCTTCGGCATCCATTCCCCATCCAAGCTAACAACCGGTTACGGTGAAAATATCTCCGAGGGCCTTGCTGTTGGTATCAATAATTCCAAGGCAAAGGCAAAAGCGGCCATTGATAATTTAACCGGGGAATCTGTCAAAGATGCAGAAAAATCAGCTGCAAAAGCTGCTGAAAAAGCACAGAAAGCTGCCGAAAAAGCACAGAAGGCCGCAGTTGCGGCAGCCAAAAAGGCGGCAAGCGCAGCGAACAAGGCATTTAATGATGCACTCAGCACTGCGCAATACAAATTTAAGATGGGCGAATTTGACGATCAGGCCTACGTGGCCGCACTTGAAAAGGTGAAACAGTCATATGCCCAAACTGCCGAGCAAATCCAAAAGGTTAACCTCGCTATAAAAAAGGCTAATGACGATGCGGCAAAGGAAGCCGCAGCAAAGGCGAAAGAGCAATTCAATGCATCGAAGACTTATATCGAGGCTAAGAAGCAGGCGAACGAAATTTCGCTTCAGCAAGAACTCGCGGCCTACGAGAAGTTGCAGGCCCGTTACAAGGTGGGCACTACCGAACGTATTGCCATCGACAAACAGGTCAATAAGATTCGGGCAGATCTCGCGAAGGAAGCAGCAGATGCGGCGGAAAAGGCACTGGATGCTCAAATTAAATCGCTGGATAAGCTCAACACTGCCGTCACGACAGCGCTGAAGGCTCGCTACGCCGCCGAAGAGAAGGCGGCGACAGAAGCCCTGCAAAAGCGCATAGACCAGCACAAGGCGGCTTCTGATGCCATCATTGCGGGATACGATGCAGAATACCAAGCTTCACTTAAAACGTTGGATGCGGAGACCCAGGCTAAACTGCTCGGGCTGCAAGATCAGATTGACGGCATTGAAGGGTTGACTAAAGCGGAGGATGTCGCAGCGGAGGAAGCCGCCTATCAGAAGAAGCTGGCGGATAAGCAGAAGGAACTGACCGATGCCGACACCGCTGAGTCTCGGGCCAAGATCCAGCAGGAACTGGACGAAATGCTCGCGGAGCGGCAGCGCAAGTATCTGCTTGCTGAGCGCCAAACTCGGATCGATGCGCTCAAAGCAGAAATGACCCAGATCAAGAGCCAGTCAGAACAAAAGGCCGAGCAATTGAGGCTGGACTACGAGCGCAAGAAGGATATTGAGCAAAAAAGCGCCCAGGCGACAGCTGACAGCCTCACGGCGCAGATGGAATCTACCAAGGCACATTACACCTCCCTCAACACCGAAGAGGCCTTACAGGCCGAGGTACGGCGGCTGGCGCTGGATAGTAACAACAAGGAACTGATTGACTTACTGACCCAGTACAACCCGCAGTGGCAAGACGCGGGGCAGACCTTCGGTGAATCTCTCCTTAAGGGGCTAAATAGCACCAAGACCAGTATCCAAGCGGCAGTTAGCGAAATCCTATCCATGGTTGGTAAGACGGCCACAGCAGCCGTATCAAAAACCAATATGGACAACGAAATCGCCTATCTGAACAGCCTTCTGGCAAATGGAACGGCAGCTCAGAAGAAGTGGGCGGAGGCTCAGGCAAAGTCATACGGACTGAACATCGTCAACGGCGTGATCCAGGGCATGCAAGCGGGCAACGCGGCCGTTAAAGCTGCGGCTGCAGCGACAGCGCAGGCGGCAACGGACGGCATCAAGGATACCCTCAAGATTAAGTCTCCAAGCCGGGTGATGATCGCTATTGGGGAGTTTATCGGTAAGGGGCTTGCCCTTGGGATGGAGCGGCAGCTGACAGCCGTAGAGGGCGCGGCTCAGGACATGGCGGATGCCGCAGCGGTGGAGCTCAGTACTCCAGGGTTAAGCTCTATTGATAGCAGAGTGCAGCCACTGTCCAGCGATAGCAGAGGGACATCCGGGGCGGCAGCGGGGCTTATCGGCGATGGTGAATTAGTCCTCAATCAGAATATCTTCCTGGATGGAAAGCAGATTGAAGCCAATGTTTCCCGCAGGCAGTGGAGCTCGCTGACAAAAGCTACAAGGGGGATGGGATTATCATGACAAGCAGTATAACCCTCGGAGGTATCCGGGATATTGATTTGGGCTTCCGGGTGCTGGAAGAGAGTAAGGAGCCTCTGCTCCCCAGCACCCGGGATATTGGCGTCTCTCTCCCTGGGAAACACGGGCAATATGATTTCGGCGCGGACCTCACGGAACGCGCTTTTTCTTATTCCTGTGCCTTTGTCTCGGATGGAACTAATTACGATATGCCCAGCGCGGCGGGCTTACAGCAGCGGGTCAGGACGCTGGCGAGACACCTGACTGATTCATATGGCCGTCCCCGGACGCTGGAGCTGCGGCGTGCTTTTGAACCGGATAAATTCTACCTGGTCCGATACGCCGGATCTGCATCGCTGGAGCGGCTGATCTATAACAGTATCGGTATGTTTGAGTTGGAACTGGTGGCTTTTGATCCGTTTGCCTATTCGGTTCAAGAGCATATCACGGAGCAGGTAATTACTTCTTCACCGACCACATTGCAAATTCAAGTAGACGGAAATATCAGGTCCGAGGCTGTGATTGTGTTGACCAATACAGGATTGACCTCACTAACCCAGTTCCGCATCACAAATCAATATTTACTCGAATAGGAGGCGATTCAATTGAACGTTTCAAATTATTTGACAACGGCATTGCTTAACCAAGTTTTTAGAAATACGAACTTTACACGCCCCACAACCATTTATGCAGCTCTGTACACCAGCAACCCGACAGCAGCGGATACCGGGCAAGAGGTTACTGGAGGTGCTTATGTTCGGCAGACAGTGACGTTTGCTGCTCCGGCAGCGGTAAGTGGGATAGTGACCAGCAAAAACAGCGCAGACATCACTTTCCCAACAGCTACAGCTTCGTGGGGACAGATAACCCATGTCGGGCTCCGTGATGCGGCGACCGGCGGGAATCTGCTGTACTTTGGAGCACTGAGTGATGCTCGAAGTATTCTTGCCAATGACATTTTCAAATTCCTGATTGGTCAGATTTCGGTTGACCTAAGTTAAGGGGGCGGACCATTTGGCACAACAACCAATGTACCCGGCCATAACAAATTCGCCCGGTACAGAGTTATCAGGAGCACTGACAGCCGCAGCAGTTACGGTTGCGGTGACCGATGCCTCCAAGCTTCCAGCGGCCCCAAACGTCTGCACAATCGGAACAGACGAGAGTAGTGAAACTATTCTCTTTACCGGGAAGACAGGGAACACCCTCACCGGATGTACCCGGGGCTTTGACGGCACGACAGCCAAGGCGTGGGTGACCGGCGCTAAGGTGGCCCGGTATTTTACTGCATACGATCACAATACATTCAGAGCAAATATTCTTGATCTGATAGATTATTTAGGATACATGTCGATTGATGGCGGCACCTTTGACAGTGTGTCATCTGGGCCAGGCATTGACGGCGGCACATACTAAGGGGGGAATCATTTATGGCAAATTCAGATATTAAAAAGATACAGATTAAGCGGGGACTATCATCCAAGGTACCGCAGCTCGTCCTGGATGCGGGAGAGCTTGCAATCGCGCTGGACACTGGCAAGCTCTATAGCGGGGACGGCGAAGGTAATGTCGTATTGCTTAACCCGGCTGCGGCAGCAGCAGACACAGCAGCCAAGCTGGCTACAGCCCGTACAATCTCACTCACAGGGGATGCTACCGGCTCTGTCTCCTTTGACGGCTCCGCCAATGCCCCTATCACCGTAGTGCTGGCTAATACCGGTGTTGCGGCGGGGACATACACCAAACTGACTATTGATGCCAAGGGGCGGGTACTCAGCGCCGCGCAGCAGACAGCGGCTGATATCCCTAACCTCACGCTGACCAAGATTACAGATGCCGGGACGGCCGCCAGTAAAAACACCGGTACCGCAGCAGGCAATGTTCCTGTCCTGGATAGCAACGGCAAGCTGGACGGCAGCATCATGCCTCCCATTGCGATTACGCAAGCGTATGCCGTTGCGTCTCAGGCCGCCATGCTGGCGCTGGATGTGCAGATCGGGGACATAGCTGTCCGGTCAGATGTAGCTAAAAACTTCATCTTGCGCGCCGAACCAGCATCCACACTGGCAAACTGGCTGGAGCTTGCAGCACCTGCCTCCTCCGTGAGCAGTGTGGCTGGGAAGACTGGAGCCGTTACTTTGGCCTCCTCTGATGTGGGACTGGGAAACGTGACGAACGTTGCCCAAGCTCCTGCGACACATGTCGGTGCAAGTGGTAGCGGCGCTCATCCCGATGCGACAACTAGCACATCTGGTTTTATGACTGCGGCGATGGTGTTGAAACTTAATGGCGTTGCACAAAACGCAACTGTTAACCGTAGTCAGGCGACTCAGGCGCAGGCAGAGGCTGGTACAGATAGTTCGACAGACATGTCTCCATTGCGAGTGGCGCAGGCGATTACAGCACAGACGGCCGTCATTGACGGCGGGACATTTTAAAGGGGGAGCGACATGGCAAATAAGATACAATTCCAGCGCGGTACCAAGGCGCTGCTTGCAGCCCATGGCCCATTGGATGCTGGCGAGCCGGGGTACACCACGGATACCAAAGAACTATTTATAGGTAACGGGACAGGAGCCAATACGCCTTTGGTTTCGGCCACAGCAGCGGACATCACTTTTTACGTCCGCACAGACGGGAATGACGCGAATACCGGTCTTGCGAATACGGCGGCAGGGGCGTTTAAGACGATAGGCAAGGCAATTAGTATGATACCGACAGTTGTGGATCATGCTGCTGTAGTCAACGTGGCAGCGGGTACGTATAACGAAATGATAAACGTGTCGGGGTTTTCGGGAGTCGGCGTGATTACGATTAAAGGCGCCTCTGCTGCGGGTAGTACACACATTATAACTGACCAGGTTGCAGTAATGCGCAATAGTTGCCGAGTGGAAGTGATAGGCTTTAAAAGCACTACAACCACGAAGAATAATTTTTATACTACAGGATGTGTTGAAGTATTGTTTCATCACTGTATGACTGAGGCAAGTTCAACCTTCCCGGGTTTTTACGCAGAAAACGGCTCTGTTTACGTGGCAAGCGCTATTGTTAATTCCAAACAAGAATACGCATTTTATACTCATGTTAATGGGTTAATGCTGGTACACAACTGCTCTGGATCAGGAAATGCAGTAGGGTATAGAGCAGCGTATGGCGGAAAAATAAGCATGTACGATTCTAACGTAGGCGCTACTACTCAAATTAGTGTATTCGCTGGCGGCATCGTCACTGACAACAATAATTTTGGTGTTATTAACCCATGGGGAGATAACAATACCCGCACTAGAACAGGGGTATTCGGGGTTAAAACTTCGCAGCAAACCATTTCCCCTAATACATGGACACGCATCCTTTTCAGCGGGGAGAATTACGATTTTTTGAACGAATTTGATATTAGTCAATCTATCATCACAGTCAAACAAACGGGGGTATATTTGCTCACGGCCAGACTTTACGTGAATGATGGCGCTGCCGGAAATGTTATAGTTATGCGAGTTAAGCAGGGCAGCGTTTACTATACCCTAACCTCCGATATGATTGCGAGCAATGGGCATCATTACTGTCAAGCATCATTTCCAATACTCGCGGACGCAGGTAACGATATTAGCATTGAAGTATCATCAACCGCCTCTGTGACTATAAACCCGGCGGCAGATGCAACTGGCTTAAATCTATTTAGAATATCATAGAAGGAGTGGAAAGGATGAATATACCTGCCGCGATTAGTTTCCTATTCCCCGGAGCTAACCCGCTAATTGATTTTGAAGTCAGAGACCTTGGCCCTGAGCCTGTGATACGCCCCGGGGCCGAAGAGAAAGGAAGAGTACGGTACGATATCAAGCCGCCGGAAGACGGCGAGGAACCAGTAGAGGGCGTACACTACCGCTACGGGATCGACTATAACCTGCTGATCGAGGGCGAGGATTACGACCTGATAGAGCGCGGGCCGCATATCGCGGTCTGGAAGCTGGACGCACCGCAGCCGACAGAGGCTGAGCTTCAGGCAGCGTGGGAGGCGTACCAGGAGGCAGAGGCCAACAAGCCGCCGGAGCTGACGGAGGTAGAGACTTTGCAACTTGCCCTAGCAGACACCTATGAGCAACTACTGACAGCGCAGGGAGACGCTACAAGCGCACAGGTTGCCCTTGCCGATCTGTACGAGTTGACGTTGGCATTACAGTCCGATGTTGCCGCCCTGAAGGGAGGTGTAAACTGATGCCAGCCATTTATGCCAGTCTAATCCGTAAAGGACTCAAGACATTGGAGCAGGTGCCGACAGTGATCCGTGATGATGTTGCTGCTCTGCTCGAAGCTAAATAGATAATGATGGCGCCCATTGAGGCGTTTTTATTTTGCCTCTGGACTTGTATCCGGGGGCTGCTTTTTTACATTAGAGATAGAGGGGAGCGGGGGAATGGACAGTAATAACCTATCAAACTTGGAGAAGCTGCTGCCGCTCGCAGACAAATACGGCCTGGCCTATATTGTGGCGCTGGTACTGGTGTTTATCGTCTTTGGCTTTGTACGAGATATCCGGCGCGGGAAATGGGTGCCTCGGGAGCTGCTAGACCGCGCTGAGGAGGACAGGGACCGGCTGCAGGCGATCCTGGATAAAGAGCGGTCCGACTTCATGGCACCTACACTCCAAGTGCTGCAGCGATTGAAAATTGATCACGCCGCCAGTAATGCCGGTAGTGATGAGGACAGGGGAGGATAACCGTGTTTAGTCGATGGATCAAACGATTATCGCCCCGCCACACAGAGAGAGAACAAGAACTGGCGCGGGCGTCCCGCAGGGTCTCATTCTCAATAAAGCGATACAAGGACACCTCCAAGGACATTCAAGAGGAGATCCGGAATAATGGTTTCGCGGAATATTTAATTTATGATCGGGGTGTTAATCATGGGGGGCACTGATATCTTGCTGTTAATTGCATATGGTATTTCATTCATCTGTGCGCTGCTGCTTATAGCCGCGCTTTTTTTGTACTTCCGCACAAGGTTCCGGGCGCGGGTGGTCAGCTTGTTTATGCTGGCGGCGTTCGCGTTCCTGGGGGCATACACCGTTAAGATGGCTGTGGCCTTTTGGATTCGGTTTTCCAACGTCACGGGAGGGGATGCCGTCTATGCAGCGCTTAAGTCTACAGCCTGGGCCGTAGCACAGACCGGCACGACATTGGGCCTGGTGATTCTGACCGTGCTTATGTACACCAAACGACAGGATCTGTTCCTCTCATTCCCGGCGGTTAAGAGAGAGGAGGCGGGCAGAGATGCTGACGCTTGATCAGGTAAAGCTCAAGTCTATGCCCCGAATGTCCGGCCTGCACCCGGTCCTTGTGGCCGGCACGGTGGCGCTCATAGAGCGCTGCTATGCCCGGGGCGTGCCCATCCTCATCACTCAAGGGCTGCGGACAATCAAGGAGCAAGACGCCCTATACGCACAGGGCCGGACCAAGCCGGGGAACATCGTCACCAACGCCCGGGGTGGCTATAGTAATCACAATTTTGGGCTGGCTATTGACTTCGCGTTGCTGCTGCCGGACGGATCGAGCGTGTCTTGGGATATGAAGCGAGACGGAGATAAGGATGGGATTGCTGATTGGCTGGAAGTGGCGCAGGAGGCTAAGGCGTTGGGGTTTGAGTGGGGCGGAGACTGGACGTCATTTAAGGATTACCCACATTTGCAGATGGTCTTTGGACTCAGTACGGCGCAGCTCCGCGCAGGTAAAGAGCCGACAGCAGCACAAATTAAGGCGGCATATGCCGTTATTGATAAATTACAAGGGGAGGCGGACGAATTGTCAGCAGAGGATAAGAAACGGATTGAAGCATTGGAGGCCGCGGTTAAGGCATTGACCAATAGCAAGGATGTGCTGAAGGACCAGGCACTTCAGCAGGCAAGTGAGATCAAGGAGCTGAGCGCCTTATTGCTGGAGTTGACCAATACCAACCCGCCAGCGTGGGCCAAGGATGCGCTGAAGGCGTTCGCTAATACGCCATCAGTGCTTAATGGCAAGCCGGTCATTGATACACCGGACAAGGCCACATACACCGAGGCACGGCTGATTACCATCTTGCACCGTCTGGGACTGGCCGGAATTCAGAAGGGAGCAAAATGATCATGAAGAGCAAATGGCGGAACTATGGCATGTGGGTATCCTTGACCGCAGCCGTGCTGCTGGGCGTTCAGGCGGTCGGGGCGATCTTCGGCCTACAGTTAGCCCCCGAGAAGTATGACGAGGTTACAGCGGCCGTCAATGCGGTCCTGGGCGTGCTAGTGGTTCTGGGGATTGTGAGCAACCCGGAATCAGGCAAAGGCTATACCGACAAAGAGTAACCATCCGCCCTGCCATCTGGTGGGGCTTATTTTATTTTGAAGGATAGGAGACCTGTCCATGTTTAATAGAGGATCATTTAACCGGATCGCCTTCAACCGGGAATTCTCGGTATTTGTATTTGGGAGTGCTGTCCTGCGGGGCGAAGGGACGTTAAAGGCAGGGGCTAACCTCATTGCAACGGGCTCAGTGGCTCTGCACGGCGAAGGCAACCTGAAGGCTTCATTTGTACGGGAAGTTAGGTTCAGCGCGGCCATGCACGGCGAGGGCGGGCTGACAGCGGCTTTTGTGCGGGAGAGGTTGCAGCGGGCCGTCATGCATGGAGTTGGGACCCTGAAGGCAAACGGCAGCCGGTACCACCTGGATGAGATTGTGTTCACTGGATCGTTTGCTCCGGGGGACCGCATCGTTATTGACAGCAAAAATCTCACCTTCACCAAAAACGGCCAGAACGCTCTGCACATGATGCAGGGCGATTTTTTTGACCTGAATCTTGGCAGCAACAACATCGTTTACACAGACCCGGCAACGGGCCGGGAAGTGCTAATCCGAATTACGTACCGGGATAAATTCATCTAGGAGGTCAATTATGTACGAGCTGATATTAGCGGATATTAACCCCGATCTATGTCGTGAATTTGAACGTGCCTTTGCAGGGCAGGAGGACGTAAAGGTCATATGTGGCCCGTTCCAGGAGATTGAGAAATGGGATTGTATTATCACCCCTGCGAATAGTTACGGCATTATGGACGGCAGTTTTGATCTCAGAGTGGCGGAGTTTTTCGGGCCCAGCCTGCAGAGATCTGTTCAGGCGAGTCTTTTCGTGTATCATGCCAGAATGCAGGCCGTTGGAACATCATTGATCATTGAGACGGAAAACGCCGAACATCCATTTGTCGCGCATACACCGACAATGAGGTATCCCATGAAGATTGCGGGAACAATCAATGTCTTCTTAGCGATGAAAGCCGCGCTTCAAGCCATTCTTAATCATAATGATAACGGCGGGGGAGAACACCGACAGTTTATTAATAAGGTCGTATGCCCGGGACTTGGAACGGCAACGGGAGGCGTCCCTTTTAATGTGGCAGCTGATCAAATGAGAGCGGCCTATGATATGGTATTTGATTCTCCACGCCGAATGAACTGGGATGTCGTCAGGGAGATCGAAGGAAAGCTCAGAGGTGGATATAATGCCTAAAGCACCAGTCACGATATACGATGCTCAAATGCGGCGTGTGGCGCTGCTGGAGAATGCGTTCAACATCGAATACAGTATGCCTCTTAATTCACTCTGGACCGCAGCCTTCAGCCTGCCCGGGGATGATCCCAAGAATGCGGAGTGCCGGCCGTTCTACTTTGTCGAGTTGTACGATGATAATGAGCGGGTGGAGCTTTTTCGCATCGTGCCCAACACCATGAACCGGAGCCAAAGCGGGCCGACCATTAAGTATGAATGTGAGCATGTCCTGGCAACCCTGCTGAACGATGTGCTGTTCCAGGCCCACACAGTCGGCAATCTGGGCGTGTACACAGCGCAAGTAATCCAGTACATCCTATCCAAACAGATTGTGCCGCGCTGGAAACTGGGCACCGTTGGGTTTACCCGGCAGTTTGAATACAACTGGGAGAATGACACGCTGCTCGGGGCTCTGTTCTCTGTGCCGAAGCCCTTTGATTCAGAATATCAGTGGACCTGGGACACCACATCCTATCCATGGACATTGAATCTTGTCCCGCCCGCTGAAGAGGTGACCGCCTATATCCGGTATGGAGTGAATATGACCGAGATCGAGAAGGTGGTGGACCCGACAAACCTATGCACTCGGCTGTACGGCTTGGGCTTCGGGGAGGGGGTCAATCAGCTGACGTTCGCGGAACTGAACGGCGGTCTGCCGTATATCGAGGACGTTGCAGCTCAGGGACAGCACGGCATCCTGTCCTCTATCTTTGTGGACCGGCGCTTTGAATACCCAGAGACGCTGCTGGCACGCTGCCAGACTCTGCTCAACGAGCTTAAAGTGCCTCGGGTATCCTACAGTGTCGGGGCTTCGGAAATCCACCGCCTGACCGGGCAGCAGATATATAAATTCCAGACCGGTGCCCGCATACGAGTGCAGGATGACGAGATGGGGGAGGACTTCATAGCCCGGGTGGTCAACGTGGGCAAGGGGGATATGCTCGGCGCGCCGGGGGATGTGCAGATAGAGATCGCCAACCGCACGGAGGATATTGCGGGTAGTATTGCAGACCTTCAGAACCGGCAGCACATTAATGACTCTTATGCGCAAGGTGCAACCAATCTTGATACCCGAGACTTTGCCGACAATGCTGATCCTACACACCCGGCTGTGCTCAAATTCTATGTGCCGGAGGAGACGGCGCGGATCAATAAGGTGATGCTGTCATTTCAGGTGGAGGCATTCCGGGCTTACAGTAAAGCCATTGAGTCCGCACCATCTGTTTCATCAGGCCCAAGCAGTACCCAGACCGCAGGGCCAAGCAGTAGAGATACAGCAGGGCCCAGTACTCGTGATACAGCAGGGCCAAGCAGCGAACAGACCACCGCAGCGGGAGGTCAAACAACATCGGGACCTAGTAGTAGGTTGACTACAGCATCAGGTGGGGGTGTGGTTAATACGAGAACGGGGGCGTATAAATTAGATCCAGGTTTCGCCCCCGACCCCTCAACATATGAAGGAGCACACAATCACGGCGTAGCAAATGGAACCCAATTAGCTACGCCAGGCGGAGGATTTGTGACCTGGGTTTCTCATGCTGGTCATACTCATAATCCTGCAATGCATTCTCATCTGATAGATTTGCCCGATCATGTACACGACATGAATCATACTCATGAAATTCAGTCCCATGTGCATAACATGGATCATACCCATAGTATGGAACATACGCATAATATGGAGCACACTCACAGCATGGAACACACACATCAGATTCCTGCACATACACATGGGATTGAATATGGGATCTACTCGGGGCCAACACCAAATACATTGGTGATAACTGTGGATGGGAATTTAGTCCCGAACAGCGGAGTCAGCGGGGAGGATATTGATATAATTCCATATCTCAGCAAGGATGATAGTGGGAGAGTGAACAGGGGGCAATGGCACACTGTCGCAATTGCCCCTAATACTCTTGGAAGAATTATTGCCACTATAACAAGTCAAATTTTCATTATGAGCCGAGGTGGAGGGAATTTCTAAAAATTAACTCCCAAATAAGCGGCAGATTCTTTTGAGAGATAAATGGTTCCATCTTTGACCATTGCTACGTGCAGCCCGTCTTCACTTGTATACTCGGCATCTGCCATTTGTCCTGCCATTGAGAATACTAGTTTTTTGTTTCCCAACTCAAAAATCACATCTCTAATTTTCCCGGAAGTTGCAGACACATCCACGGTGTAGTCCTCAACCAACTTTTTAGCAGAGATCCATTCACTTTGATTAAGGGTAGGTTCGACTTGTGATGTACTCAATTCAGTTCCTCCTTTTGACTTAAGATCAATGGATTTTTTCGTGTTATCGAATTCCAACTCATAGCCTGTGATTGCCGCAACTTCACGGACGGGGAGATATGTTGTTCCTTTATAGACGAGGGGGTCAGCCTTCAGCGTTTGCTTCTGGCCATCGACAGATATCGTAAATTTTGCGAGAACGGCCTGGACGGTTTGGGTGGTCGCAGCTGCGGCCATTCCCGCCGATCCGATCAACATGCCGGCCACAAGGCCTATGATTGCTTTCTTCAAAAGAGTCAACTCCTTTAATTTCATAGTACCATATTATACGGCATAATCTGCCAATAGTTTTAGGGAGGGAATGCAAATGGAAGAGGAATTAATTCGACGAATTGTTCGTGAAGAACTGGATAAACGGGAAGCAGAGAAGAAGTCGGCCACTAATGGTGCTCATAACTTCGGATTATCTCCTATATCCAACAACATCATTTATCAAGAAGACGGGAGTATTGTTGTTGATATGAATAAGGCTATTTAAACCAGTCATCCGGCATTTTTCGAACTACCTTGGCAGGGGGCTTAATTACTAATTCAAGGGCAGGCGTTTCAGAAACTACTCCTTGCCAATATTTTTCGGCATTAACGGCACCTTGGAATAATGTAAATGTATCGCCAATGGTTAACCATGTTGAATCAAGTATTACTGCATTAGAAGCTTCAAATTCAATCTCATATAATGGATGTTCGATTTCTTTATTAAGTGTCAGACGCCATTTCTTCGCATCTTCAATTGTTTCGGCAGCGAATATCGCTTGAAATCTTGATGTCATACTAGGATAGTTTAACTGCCGTGTGTGTTCGCATATACTTTCAACAATCGCATTTACAAAGCTTCCAGAGTCTCCGGATATCGAACTTATATAATGAGTAATGCCATGGCTTGTTAATCCTCCTGGATAGTTTCGTTGCATCAAAGAGGTATATATTTCAGGGGCATCAATTTTTATAGGTAATAAATCAATAGTTTGTCCGATACTCATTTCGTTACGTCTATCTAAACGATATGCCTTCACGCAGAGCCCTCCTTATGTATTTCAGTAACAGTTCGCCAAGCATATATAATTATCCTGTAAATACATTTACAGAATGTCCCAAGCGTGATAATGTCATCTGTAAGCGAACGGAAGCACCGTACCCTGCCAGCATTGGTGGGGTATTTTGTTGTATAGGAGGAAGTTTTTTGAGTGCATCATACAAAGTGCTGGAAAGCGACACTGACTTTCTTATGGCTGCTTTGGCGCAGTCTAAAGTCTCTGTCTGGTACAGGGAAGAACCGGACCCTATAGGCCACCTTATGGATTATGGAGGCATAGTGGAAGGATACACACCTGAATCTATTAAGATTGCTGGTGCCCGGTTTGTCCGGGAGCGATTTGAATTCAGAGCACACATAGAAAAAGCCCGTCAACCTTAACTGGTCAGCGGGCTTTTTTTCTGTTCATATCTTGTTTTAAAGTAAGCCTGACACTCTGCGCAGTGATTAGGCTTTTTGCCTTTTTTGTTGGCTTTGGGCTCAGTCCACGGTTGGCGGCACTGAGGACAAAGTTCCACTTTTGCTTTGGCCACTATCCGTTCGCGATAAGCATTTGTTTTGCATGTATCGCAGCAGTATCTGCGGCCGTTTTCAGAATTTATAGGATTTAAGCACAAAGAATAAGCGCATATCGAGTCGAACTCTCCTTGTGTAATCTCAACAAAGTGTTCTCGCTTTGCTATGGAAATCAGCCTTTTTTTAGCTGTTATGGGACTTGAGAATATCCCGATTTGTTGTATATCTTCATCTGTGACATTATATCCTTGTGGTGGAGGTGCAGATCGAGGCGAGACGATGTTGTTAGCTTCTTGCCACCGTTGAATTGTACGGCGGAGCTCCCTGGGTGTGTTTTTCATTCGCCTCTGTGGATGGAAGTAGCCTTTGACCACTTCTTCAGTGCAGTCTGAACAGTAGAGTTGGTTTGGCGAATTAGCAATAAATATACTACCACAACGTTTGCAACTGCCTGCGTCTCCGACAGCCAACGACTTCGCCCCCTTATTTTTAGACCAGTTACGCATATATCGATTCCGATTTTGACGGCGGCATTCTTCCGAACAAGTTGTGGTTCCGTTCACCGGGTCAAACAAGTTTTTGCACCATGCGCACAAATTGCTTGTCTTTCTTCGGCGTATCTTCCGAACCGAATTAATCCGGTCTTTGTTTATATTGTAAAAGGCGAGAGATGTTTTTTTGTCGTATTCCGTTGTATGAACAGGCTGACACTCTTCACAAAAGCGCTGAAGGCCAGACTTCACTACGAAACCTTTTTTGCAGCGGTCACATGTGTCTTTACTGCCTAACGCCCGAACTTCCCCCTGTCTCTTTCGACTTTGGAAATCGGCCATTTGTTGACACCGCCGAACAATTCGGCATGTCGGGCAGAAGTAAGCACGTGGACCACCACGGAAATTCTTCCCGCAAGAAGGAGTTTGACAGATGCGATCTTGTAGCAACCTGCATCACTCCTCTGGCGAAACTATAAATCCGTGATCTTTCAAATACTCTATTACATTCGCAATATCGGCAGATTGCATAAGCCGAAATTCATCGCCATTATCTTCAAGCCAGTCGGCATATATTATGCCTTTTTCTTCGGAAATATGGACGCCTTCTTTGACGGCCGATTGCAATCCTTCGGCGGTTTCAAACATTGGCTTCTCCTTGAAAGATGGACGCATTCGTTTATTCCTCGCATACTCTTCCAGATCTGACCGGAGATAGAGGCGGGTCTTTCTCAATTCCCCGAACTCCACGAAGGCCTTAACGCCTCCATTTTGAATGGACTGGCCGAAGCCAGTCGCAGATTGCCCCGTAATGATCTGAGCCTCGTCCCGCATGACCAAGTTCTGTTCAATCCATTCTTTAATCTGCTGTTCGTTCAATGTTCATCCCCCCTTAAAATATCTGAGCGACTACAACCGCATCTTGGATAACGATTTCGTTGTCATCCCAAGGCGTTTCGATGTCTGAAGCTTTGCGATTTCCAGCGATAATGTAGCAATGTTCAGTTTCAAAGTGATTTTTGCAATCGTCTTCAAGGTTTTCTCTTGAGCCGATCTTGTAGATCGCAGTTGCGGCCATATCCCATGCAGATGTACCGCCCATGCTTTCCATTTCTTCATACTCTTCGGTCCCGAAGTCCGGGAACTCTCTTTCGTCTTCGCGGTCAACATTGGATTTTGACCACTCGCATTCTTCACCAACTTGATACTCTTTATTCTCAAAACGCAGGCCCACGAAGTAATATTTCTCACTCAGTTCGGAGTGGAGAGCTTTGACTTTATCGTACATTTCTACAATGTTCATTTCAATTCCTCCTGATCGATTTCTATATGTTTATAATAACATGTTAATAATAATATGTAAAGTGAATTAAGAGATTAATTTTCCATTGATTAAAAACTAATTATCGGCATATAATACAAACAAACGTTCTTATGAGGTGGTAACTGATGAACGGAAATATGCTAACACCCGAGGAGTTGAAAATAGTACGGGACCTTATCCTACTCCCGTACCTCGATACGATGGTAGCCAAGAGCTTAAAGGAAGTGGAGTTGTCCAGCAACGTCCTCAATAGAACCTATATGACCGCAGGCCGGTACATACAAAAGCGGATCATCCAAGACTCCTACCAGTTGCGACAGCAGCTTAAGCAACGGAATATTAAGATTGTGGAGGACTCACACGAAGACTTTGTTACATACAACATGATTTACTTCAGGGGCTATCAGCAGCGGTTCGGACTTACCCGGGATGTGATGCGCACGGAGATCAGCCTACGGTTAACAAAGTATACAACGGAATTAGGTAATGCATTAAATGAGAATAGAAGACCCCGTCAGTGATTATACTGGCGGGGTTTCTTGTTGCTGAGGTTCTTTTTCATATTCAATTAAATCCTCAATTCTTTCAATCTCAAGTACTTCCATAATTTTTTCTAAGTTTTCTACGGGCCAGCGTTTAGTCTTGTTCTCCATTAAATCGTCAATGCTGTTCCAACGTATGCCGGTAGCTGTACTTAATTGCCGAGCATTAATGTCCTTTTTAAACATAATTTCTTTCAGCTTAAGTCTGAGCATTTGCATCACCTCTACATTAATATAAAACACTTAGCGTTAAAAAACAACTCTAAACGATTATATTTAACGCTAAACGTTGACATATAACGTTTAACGTTGTATAATGGAAATGTAGAGAGGAGGTGAACATGATACATGAAAGATTGGGTACAGCTCCTTACAGCAGCCATCCAGTGTTACACAGCTTATCTGCTGCTAAAGGACAAAAAGAAAGGAACCAAAAAACGCAGCCACCGCGGCAAACGTAAATAGGTTCCCGGAGAGTAGGGGTTAGGGCCCCTGCTCTCCACCCAATCTTAACATAAATGGCAAATCAGTTGCCACTTCATAAATAAGCCGGCGGGCATACGCGGGAGGGATAAGTGATGGAATTTAAAAGCGGGGATAAAGTTCAATTCCGTAAAGTTGGTGGGTGGGAAGGTCTAGAAGGAGAGTGGATTGACGGAATTTTCGAGAGGGAGTCAACCAAATGTGTTTTTATCGCGGATGTGACTGGTAAAGTGAATGAGTATTGGACGCATCGAGTTGAGGTTCGCAAAAAAGATATAACTGAGAAAATGAGCGTGGCGGGAGCTCTGGCCGTTTTGGAGAACGGGCTGGATTATGAGAAAGTCACACATATAGAATCGACCCAAGCATACCACTACTTTTCTGCTCTGTTTCCAATCGGAGATTCACCAGTAAAGCACGAAGTTCGGATAGATGCTGAAATCAACATTGATGACCAATTTCACATTCAGCGTCGGCCATGGGGATCAGAGTATTGGGAGCACATCGACAGTGTCTCGTCTGATTGGTCGCAAGAAGAATAACACGGGGCTACGGCCCCACTACTATTGAGGAGGGATCATATGAGCGAATATACAGGACCTTGGGGTTACCTAGCAGATGTTGAGAGTGATATTGAGGCGGAAGAGGCATACAGGGAATCATGCAGGTTCCAGGGGCCGCGCGAAGAGGAAGAAGAATTAGGGATTACGGCCCCTTTAAAGGAGAATGCGATGAAGAAGATTGACGAACTGAAATTGGCAATTGATGCGTTGTTGCTTCAAGGATACTCATACTCCGCTGAAGTATTGTACTTTAAATTGCGGGAATTAGAAGCAAAAAAGGAGGATACGACATGCTGAATATAATCACCTGGACGGTTATCGGGGTGGCGCTGGTGCTGTCTGTGGCGGCACTGATCAAGGCGCGGGGGCGGCGCTGATGAAGCTGGAGGAATTACGGCCGGGCCTGTCGGTGCGGATTACAGAGGGAGAACACACAGGCAAGACGGGCAGTGTGCTGGCAGTAGGAACATTTGAGGGAGGTCCGCAAAGTATCGGGGCGCTGCTGGATATTGGAGAGCGGCTGCCGGTGATCTGTGAACCAGGAGGAATAGAGAAGAGTGACTCGCCCGCCTGATGATGGTCGGAAGGGAACTGACCGAAACCATTTTGCGCTACGGCGCAGGATGGTCGCGGGAACCCGCATAAATAAGATGTGTACGGCATACAAGCCCGGTTATATAATGGGTTTGTCAATGAAAATTATGTCAGGTGGTGTTGTATGTTGTCGTGGGAGCCAGTAGGGTATATGCTGTTTTCGACCGTGGAGACATTTGCGGTGTATTGCTTAATAATGACGCTGTTTAGGTACAAGTTTCAAGATTACATATGGGAGGCATTGATCACTGGCTTATTAATCAACCTGCAGAGTTACGTAATGCGCAACGAGTTTTCCCTCGCTTACCTGGTGCCCATTATTACTATCTTCATCTTCGTTGCCCTTTTCAAAGTGATTGTAAAAATACCGTTGATTTGGTCCATTATAGTTACAGTCCTTGGATATGTGATATATGCGTTGCTTCAAACCGGGCTTGCAAATATGCTGTTCGGTTCCATCGCAGCAATAGCAGATAGTAAATTCAACGGCTATCTACTGCAATTCTCAAGTGGTGGAATGACCATAATAGCATCATTGTTCTTGTACAAAATCGGAATGGGGTTCAAGTTCAATTTTGAAAAGCTCAGGTTTCGTTTCGAAGATATTATTATGATCGCTATGATTATATTCTTTCTTATCTCCGTTTCGATTGTGTTTTACTACAATGACATGTTTGTTAATATCGTGTTTTTCATTTGTGTCATGGCATTTTTACTATACTATGCAATACGGAAGGAACAGGGTGAATGATCGAATCTTTGGCTTCTAGAATGGCTACTGGAATAAAACATCAAGTTCCTGAACACCCTGCTTCTTTTGCTGTACTTAAATTCGCTATTGCTGTAATTCTTAACGTGCTATTCATTGTTGCCCTCACCCTTGCTATATCCTTATTGACAGGAAGGACAAATGAAGTGGTGCAGATACTTGTCTCCTTTGCGCTATTGCGACAGGTATCAGGCGGCGCACACATGAAATCTGGAACAGCTTGCGTCTTGTTCACAACGGCTCTATTTACAATCCTGTCCTTCATTGATGTGAACAGCACTGTGGTTCTGCTTTTTAACGGAGCCAGCTTGCTGATTGTATTATGGCTGGCACCGACTGGAATTGAACGGCAGACCCGGATTCCCCGAAATCATTGGCCCAAGCTGAAGTTCATTGCAGTATTGCTTGTGGCCGCAAATTTTGCAATCGGGTCCCCGGTGATTGCGGCCAGCTTTCTGGCACAATCCGTAAGCTTGATTATTTCGAGAAGGGGGTGAAAACTCAATGATGAAATCCTTACAGCGTAAAGCCGTATATAAGCTAGCTTCTGGACTATCTGCAATGGCTGCTTTGTTAGTCCTAGTGACAGCAAGTATTGTTTACGTAAATCAACCGGAAGTTCCTGAGGAATTGTTGAAATAGTCTGGAGTGATTCAAGTGATTAAGACGATAAGCGCAACTCTGGATGAGAAAGGGAATAGCGGTATTATTAATGTCTTAGTTGATGAAGTGTATTACTTAGGGGTGGAGAGTAGATCCTCTATGATACTACTGGAAACCCCATCGAGAACTTACTATACGCCGGGCACTTTGAATTACTGGACACATGTATTAAATCGTAGCGGCTATCATTTTCATATCGCTGACCGCAGTAACAGCATTAACATATCTAAAATTGTCGAAGTTGACGAAAGATATAAGATCGCCTTCTTCGACAAACATGACCGCTCGAAGAAATGTACAATGTCAAGTACTGGGAAACGCGAGGTCATGGAATTGCTATCACAAACAAATACACCTTATGTACTCCTATGACCGCCCATTACGGGTGGTTTTTTTATGAGTTGGCATTATAGCACATATCGATTGTAGAATGATGTCGAAATAAGGAAGGGTCTTGGAATTATTCAATCGGGGAATTGAAATTGCCAATGCAGAATTTTTGCTATTTAATAGAAGTACAGGGAGGGGAATTCACCCGATGAAATGGGGTTGACAATTTTCATGTTGAAGTGGTAATGAAGACTATTACCATACTTTAATTTACTTAGGTTGTTAAGTTATAGGTTAACATCTGATCGGGGGGAGAGTAGAGAATCTACTCATTCCGATTGCTTGACCATTGTAATGTGTAAAAATCATTCACGCTACAATTGAGGAAATGAGCTGCATTAATTGCAAACTCAAGGGACATTTTCGGCTTACCCTTTATCAATTGGTTGACATAGGAACGCGAGCAGCCCATGTGCCTTGCAAAGTCAGCCTGTGTAATGTTCTTTTCCTTAAGACGGTCAAGCAGTTGGCAGTCCCCGAGCAGGAACGCCATGCTATTCTCCTTTCTTTAAAAATTCTATATCAAATTATATCATCATGGAGGTCAGAAATGGGCAAATTTTCTTACAGAGTGACTGACAACAGCATGTCTGGAGATCGGATATACATAGGAGATGAAGTGATTATCGAAGAAACACAGTCTTATTTACCAGATGACATCTGTGCAATTATAAACCAAACAGACATTTCAACCCTTGAATTTAGGAGGATAGAACCAATAGGGGATAGTTATCGTCTAGTTGCCTCTAACTCTGATTTTAAAGGTGAAATCCGAAAAGAGGTCGAGGTAATTGGTAAGGTATTGATGACATACAGAAGCGTATAAATAAAGCCCGCCTTAATGGCGGGCTTAAATATATCAAAATGAAATCACAACTTTTTTGAGTTTACCAATAATTCGTATGTTATTTTCTTTGCCTGTTAAGATGATTGGGGGATAGTCGGGATTGGCTGATTGCAGTATTAGAGTATTATTTTGCTTGTACACTTTTTTTAATACAGCCTCGTCATCAATCAGAACAGCAGCTATTTCTCCGTCTTCTACCTCTTCTTGAGTACGAATGAGTAACAGATCCCCATCATATATGCGAGACCCAATCATACTGTCGCCCTTAGCTCTTAAGTAAAAATATTCCCCGCCATTAATCCACGAACGTGGAGTCGTCTCATATCCTTCGATTAACTCATACGCTAATCTTCCATTTCCGCATGAAATTTTTCCGACAACAGGCAAGCTTATGTATTCTGAATTTGAGGATTCAGTTTCTGAAAAAGAGTATGCACCTTCCGTTAATTGAGGAACTGTGACATCAAGAGCTTTTGCAAGATCTCTAAGTCTGTCCATATCAAATTTATGTTCGCCGTTTTCGTAACGCTGGACAGTTTTCTTTGTTATCCCCACTTTTTCCGCCAATACCTGAAGACTATAATTTCTAATGTCACGGTACTTTTTAATATTTTTTCCCACTACACTATAAATAATTTTTTTATCTTCAGGACCAGTCATTTTAAAAATCTCCTTCATCTAATGTTTGAATATAGTATAACCTCAAAAAGACACTTAATACAACAATAAGTTATGTTCGTGTCTTTTAAGGGGTTGACGATGTCTAAAACTGGTGCTAATCTATGGGTGTCTCCGGGAGACACGACACCATGAACAAGGGGGTGAGCGAATGTTGAAGATTAGTGTTAAGGCCGCAAGAGTGAACTCAGGTATGCAAGCAAAAGAGGTTGCTAAGGATCTAGGGCTTTCAGTTACGGCATATTCCAGAAAAGAAAACGGTCATGTTCGGTTTTATGTAGATGAGGTAATGAAGCTAAGCCAACTCTTTAAGGTTCCAATTGAAAATTTTCATGAGGCGGGGTGTCTCCCAGAGACACGAAACGAGATAGACATTCCGCTAGAAAATAAGCTTTCTTAATCCATTACGATATCCCAGCACACACATAGCATTATCACTTTACGAAAGGAAGGTGAATGTTCTTGCTTACACCAATACACACAATTAACATCGGCAGCCGCATCCGGGAAGACATGGGCGACATCGCAGGGCTGGCCGAAAGCATCCAGGCACGCGGTCTGCTGCATCCAATCATCATCGATGAATCAGGCAACTTGATCGCAGGTCACCGCCGGTTAGAAGCTCATAAGCTGCTGGGTCGTGTAGAGGTTGAGACCCGCACCATGGCTGATCTGACTGAGAAAGAGAAACGGCTGATTGAGCTGGAAGAGAACACGAAGCGCAAGGCACTGACGGAGTTTGAAGCTTCTAAGAACCTCGCGGAATTGGCTGAAGCTGCCAAGGAAGTACTGAGGGAAGAGTTTTCACCGCCCGGCAGTAAAAACCCCGGCGAGGGTGGAAGACCTGAAAAACCGGACTCGGAAGCTAAAGTGGCTGAAAGGATCGGTGTACCTCAACAAACCATTAACGAGGCAAAACGTCACGTGGCCGCAGTCGAACAGTTCCCGGCACTTGAATCCCTGCCGAAGAAAGAGGCCATCCGAACCGCTAAGGAGCCAGACAAAGCGGAGTTGTACCAGAAGGCGGTAGAGGAGTTCCCGATTCTCGGTGAATCAAAGCTTCCGGCAGATGTGGTCATTCAGGGAGCTGAAAAGCTGAGGAGTGCTCCTCCAGAAGTTGCTCAGAAGACGCTGGATAATATTGCGGCTGAAGAAAAGAGATCAGCACTCAAGCAGCAATTAATTGACGAACAATTCAGGGATGCGAAGCTCATCAACAATCTGATCGATTCTGCAGTTAGAATTCGCGGAATGGTAACGGATGAACGAATGGTGAACTGGATGGAGACAAGGCGGGACCGCAGCGAGATTGAGCTGAGTATGAGCCAGGTTCAAGGCGGGATCGACGAATTCCAGCGGTTGAAGGACAAAATGAAAGAGGCGCTGAAGGGCCCTCGAAGGGTGGGGAAATGAGGTGGATAAACATAATCTTGATCGGGATGATCGAACGGAGTTCATTCTTGGATTCATGAGCCGGACATTCACCATTGATGAGGTCGTTGCTTTCCTGGAAGAAAAAATTGTGCTGGATGAAGCGAAGATCCGCAGGGGTGCAATAAGAGCCAAAGCGCGTCAGCTGATTGGAAGCTTCAAGGATGGTGACGGCGTTCGCCTGATTGCCGCATATGACGAATCGGCAGACAACGAGCCGCGCCGGATGGTGTACGGGGTTATCGATAGCTGCAATGATCCAAAGATTCTGGATAGGCAAATTGTGAATATGGTCAAAAATCGTGATGGTTCCGAAAGGCTCATCCAAAAGGCCAGAGCTCGGAAAGAGAAGATCATGAATGAAACTGACCTGTTTAGCTTCTTCGACTTTGATGACCTGGAGAAAGGAGCATCCCAATGAGCACAGTTGAAGCAACTGAACGGCAGTTGACGCCGGACGAACTAATAATTAATAACTTGGGCTTAGTTCGTTTCTTCGCAAATCGGATGAATCGGACTACCGGAGAGGATTATTCGGAATTGTTCCAAGAGGGTTCGATTGGACTCATTAAAGCTGCTCGTACTTTTAACAACACCAAGGGATGTAAATTCGCTACATTCGCCCGAGAGTGTATTCAGAATAAAATGCGAGACTACCTCCGCAAATGTCAACGCAATAACGGCCGCTATCAAAGCTTGGATGCAATGCCGAACGGATGGGAGTTAGTTGGTAAGTGGGAACCGGATTTATCTTATGTGGAGATAGATCAGGCGGCCTTTGCAAGGATGAACGTTAAACAGAAACGGCTGTTAATGCTTCTCTTCGAAGGTTACTCCCAGGCTGAAGCTGCAATTGAGATGGGGCATACAGCTTCATACATCTCACGGATATTAAATAAGGCTCGTAGCAATTACGAGGATACATCAGGCTTCTAAATAATTTGAAGGAGAATGGAGGCTCTGCACATGGCAGTATTCATCCATCCTACTCATCGCGCTCTGGCTCGCATCACTTATATGGCAAGCAACATTAAAGGCGAGCTGATACTCGGAGAACCAGAACTTGCACTGATCATGCCCTTACTTATGGATAACCTGAACATCGTCCAGCAGGTGGACGGCATCAAAGAAGCGACCTTCGCGGCACACCGCGCAGGCAACATGGATCTGGAACAGCATTTTACAAATAAATTAACAGAATGGGAGGAGCAATTGAAATGAATGTGAAGTCAATCCAAATTCGCTTTCATCGTGAGCAGATGGCTTACTGGCTGGGCGTGTTGCATGCAGCCAAACAGGCCGGTGACACGAATATGGAACGGCAGGCATTGCGGGAGCGGCGGACTCATACAGACGCTGTGCTGGAGTTGTGGGCCTCGCCTGCGGAGCGGGTGGCGGTGATCGCGTGAATAAGGTTCCAGATGATTTACTGGAGGACCTGGGCGAATACTTCGAGCACTATGAAGTGTTGAAACGTCAAGGCATTCCGTTTCACCTATTCGTGGATCAGTACATGGCAGGCCAGCTCCAAGGTATTTATTTTTTAATCCCGATGGAAGGGGCTGAGGAAACTGATGTCCATCAGAATCAGCAGCACAGTCAAGTGCCCATTTCCTAATTGCGGCCATACAGGTGACGTAATCACCGTTCTGCACTGCCGGACAGCGCACAACATGGAGCGCAAGGAACTGTATGGCAAGTATGGTCAGCCAGAGCCGGTAAGGTTTAGCCCGGATGCCGCCAAGAAGAACCTGGAGGGGCAAATTATCGCTCCAAGGCTGAATGTGGGTTATCCGAGCAATACGGATCATGCAAAGGATAGGCGAGCTGAGAGAAAGCGTGAGGGGAGGTGAACAAGACAATGCAACCAAGTATCGGAAGAATAGTCCACTTGAATAGTTATCACGGACCAGCAGCAGCGTTGGTAGTGGGTGTCAGGGGGGCGCAGGCAACTGACCTGCAGGTGTTTTATGCGGATGGGCAAATAACCTTCCTTCAGAACGTGGAGCAGGGCGACCAGCCCGGTCAGTGGAACTGGCCTCCGCGTGTGTAAAATTCGCATAGCCTATTATTTTTTTGCCAAAAACGGGATTTTGAGCCCCAAAAGGAGCATTTGTGATGTCGAAACTGACAGTTGAGCTTGAATTGGATTGGTTTGATTCTGAATCTGGAAGTGTTTCGGATGAGATTAAAAATGAAGTTGTTCGGGGCTTGCAGGATCGCCTGATCCAGAAGGTGGAGAAAGAAATCCAGGCCACAATTGATCAAAAAGTGGTCGAAGCAGCGGAGAAAATCACGGATGAGTTCCTTGTAACGGTCTATAAGGAGCGCTTGGAGAATCTGAGGATTCCAGTCAAAACCGGAGGTTGGAGTTCGGAAGTGAAGTATTACTCTATCGCTGAATTTGCAGGGGAACGCTTCGATGACTTCCTGAAGAAAAAGACGCTTGGGGAGAGCGGTCAGCATGTGGACTATGAACGCGATGCTAAATATACGCTCATGGAATACCTGGCAAAGGACATTCTCGGCCGCGAGTTGGAGAAGAAGGTTTCTAATCTCATCAGTGAAGCCAGACAGAAGGCAGAGAATACAGTCATCAGTTCCCTTGAAAAGAACCTTCGGGACCAATTATCTGCCGACATGATTAGCCGCTTAAATATCCCTTCTATGCTGAAGAGTTTGCAGGAAAAGGCTGCTGAAATCGAACAGACCAGCACCAACCAATAACCCATATCGGAGGAATCATTCATGAAAACAAAATTCCGTATCACCAACAAACGTCATGCTTTCATTGCAGCAGTTCAATCCCAGCGGGCTAAGGACTTCGCTGAAGCCAAATCCCGCCGCCAGTTCAAACACGAAGCATCCGATAAGGTGGCTTACAAACCCGGCAAACTTGGCCCCTCGGTTGTCGCTACAGCCATCCAGAAGGAATACGGCGGCGTCCTTAACCGCACTGGCCGGAAGCTTCTTGCAAAGACCCGGCGGGAAGCACGGCCTAGATTCTACAGCTATCAATAAGGAGTGGAGGGAAATGCTCCAGAAATGCAATTGCGGCAATATTGCCGACTATGCGGTTTATGCAGATGCTCAACCCAAATGCCTGCTTTGCATGCTGGAAGCAGTGGACACAACGATAGCGGTCCCTGTCCGCACGCTGGACCCATGGGAGAAGGAGCCGCCAACAACAAATAACGCCCCTGGCTGCAACCAGGAGCGTTAAGCAAAGCTTAAACCAAAATTCACGGTCAATATACCACGAAATCAAGGAGGCGTAAAGATGCTGCATATTAAGAAGCTGGAAGCAAAGCATTGGCTGGGGATCAGAGAGTTGAATATTTCCCCGGGCAAGATCAATAAGGTTAATGGCGATTCTGGGGCGGGCAAGACTAGTCTCATTGAAGCTTTAGATAAGGCGTTAACCAATACCAACCGGCGAACTGAGGTCATCAGCCACGGTCATGAAGAGGCAGAACTGTTTGTTGAGTTGACAGACGGTCTGCAGATCACTCGTAAGGTACGGACTGAAAAGGCTGATTACCTCAAGGTTAAGCACGACAGCAAAGCTGTGAGCAATACAGAGGGATTCATTCGGAAGTTTATCAATGGGGAGATCTTCCGCCCTATCGAATTTATGCACAAGGATGCCAAGGAGCAGACGGAAATCATCTTGAACATGCTGCAGATTGATTGGACTACAGAGGGCATTAAGGCGTGGTTCGGCGAGTTGCCGGAGGCGGATTACCAGCTTCACATCTTGCAGATTTTGAAGCAGATCGAATCAGCCTATTTTGAGGAGCGCGCCAGCATTAACCGCGAGATTAACCTGCTGCGGGCGAACATCGAGGGCATCAAGCGTGACCTGCCGCCAAATTATGACGGAGAGGAATGGCGAGGGGTGGACCTGCAGCAGCTCTACCGCAGGTTGTCTGAGGCTCAGGAGTCCAACAAGAAGCTGGAAGAGGCCAGGTCTTTGATCGATGGGCTGACGCTGCGTATCGACGACATCAAGCGGCGCTCTGCCAACTCTGCAGAGGAAAGTAAGCTTGATTATCGGAGACAACGTGACACGCTGACAGGCAGTATCAATCGGCTGCAGGAACGTGTCGAGCAGGATCAGAAGGTAATCGACGATGCAGACCGCCGTATCTCAGAAGCTTCGCAACAACTGGACAATGAGTTGGAGCAGGCGATTGAACGTCTGAAGATTCAATTCCAGCAGAAGAAGCTCAACATCAAAGAAGATATTCAACACGAAGTCGAGCTGAACAAAGGCTATATCAGCGAACACCGGCAGCAGATTGCGGAGAAAACAACCTCACTAGATAATCTCGCGGAGCATGAACGCAAGGACAAAGAGAAGATTGCGGATCAAGAGGCGAACCAGATAGCAGCTGAGAAAGCGAAGTCAGGCCATGCACAGCAGGTTATCGCAGATGTTGAGTGGATTGATCCTGAGCCGTTGCAGGCCGCCGCCCACAAGGCTGCTGAGATGAAAGAATACCTCCGGGAGTGGGAACGGATGAATGACATCATCCGGGAGAAGCTGGCTCCGAAGGAAGCGCGGGCTGCGGACTTGACCGCGAAGATTGAGAAGGCCCGCGAGCTGCCGAAGGAACTGCTTAAGACTGCCGCGCTGCCTGTGGACGGCTTGACAGTAGATGACAAAGGCCGCATCCGCATTGATGGCACCCTGTTGGACGGGTTGAGCGAAGGGGAGTCCTTCGAATTCGCGTTCAAGCTCGCGAAGGCTCAGGCTGGCGAGCTGAAAGTAATCTGCATGGACGGCTGGCAGAATCTCGGCAGCAAGCAGCAGGAGATCCTGGAGGCCGCACAGCACGATGATTATCAGTACTTCTTGCTCTCCACAGTAGAGGGCAAAGACCTTGAAATTGAAACCCTGGAGGGATAAACCGTGACCGTAGCCATTGAACTGCAAGTACAAGAGACCCTGGATAGAATCCTTGATTCTAAGCACGATGCCCTCCCCTCTGACTTTAATAAGAAGCGTTTCTCGGAGAACTGTAAGGCATATGTGGCTGATGAAAAAGACCTTCATAAATACAGTCCCGAGGAGATTGCAGCCAATCTGTTTAAAGGCGCGGTGCTGGGGCTGGACTTCTTGGCTAAAGAGTGCCACCTGATCTCTGGTGGCGTCGAGCTCAAATTTCAGACTGACTACAAGGGCGAAATGAAGCTCACCAAGAAATACAGTGTCCGCCCGCTGCTGGATGTGTATGCCAAGAATGTTCGGGAAGGCGATGAGTTCAGGGAAGAGGTCATAGAAGGACGCCCGGTAATCCACTTTGCTCCTCTACCGTTCAATGCCAGTAGTATCATCGGTAGCTTTGCAGTGGCTCTCTTCCAGGACGGCGGGATGGTGTACGAATCTATTCCGGCCGGAGAGATCGAGGAGATCCGCAAGAATTACGGCAAATCGCTCGGGGATGCCTGGGATAAGAGTCAGGGTGAAATGTATAAACGGACGGTGTTGCGCCGGTTGTGCAAGACAATCGAAACAGACTTCGATGCAGAGCAGCGGCTGATCTATGATGCGGGCGGAGCCTTTGAATTCACCAAACAGCCGGCCCGTTCCCGCCAACAGAGCCCATTCAATCCACCGGAGGAAAGCGAGGTGACCCAGGATGACCGAGTTGCTGAAACTGACCAAGGATAATTACTTCTCGCTGGAAGCCAGCAGGCAATATATGAGCGTCAGCCAGTTCAAAAGCTTCGTGCCTGCCTTCGGCGGCTGCGAGGCGGCGGCTGCTGCGAAGCTGGCCGGGGACTGGGAAGAAGCCGACAAGGATGCACTGGTGGAAGGGAAATTCGTCCACGCATGGAACGAGGGTACCCTTGAAGAGTTTAAGGCGGATAACCCGGATATGTTCAGCAGCCGGGGAGCGACAAAGGGAGAGTTGAAGGCCAATTTCAAGCGTTGCCTAACCATGATTGAAGTGCTTGAGAATGATCCCAAGGTTATGCAGGTACTGGCCGGACAGAAAGAGGTCATCCTGACAGCGGAACTGTTCGGTATCCAGTGGAAGGTCATGCTGGATAGTTATCAGCCGGGGATTGTATTCGCGGACCTGAAAGCCATGAAGGACATGGACGGTAAGCACTGGAACAAGGAAGCTCAGGCCTATGAGAATTTCATTGAACATTACGGTTACGGCCTCCAGATGGCGGTTTACGCCGAAGTGGAACGGAAGGCGAAGGGACGTAACGCTGAGGAATGGCTGCTGCCTCATATGGTGGTCGTAACCAAGCAAGACCCGCCGGACCATGAAATTCTGTACTTTGATTTTGACGCCATTGCAGCAAGCCTGCGGGTTGTGGGGAACCACATCGAGCGGGTGAAGCAGGTCAAGGCCGGAGAGGTAGAGCCGGTGCGGTGCGATTCATGCGAGTATTGCCGGGTGACTAAGCAGATTAAACGCATTAAACACTTTTCCGAATTGAGCCTGTACTGATGAGCGCCTTCGGCTTCCACCCAGTGAAGAAGCCCAAGCACAAGCGAAACAGCCCAACCGCCAAGCAGCGGGGCAAAATCACAACAGAGGTCTATGAGGCTGCTCTGGAGCGGTCAGGCGGATACTGTGAGCGGTGCGGAAGGTCTGGGCAGTTGCAATGCGCTCATCTGGTCCGGCGCTGGAACATCGAAGTGAGCACCACTGTGAACGATGTGGCGATGCTTTGCGGACCCAGCGTCAACACTGGGACCTGTCATAATTTCGTGGACTATACAGCTGAAGGGAAGCAGTGGGGCATCGACTACCGGGAGCGGTTGTATGGACGCTGACAAGGCGCCTTCCGTTGAAATCCACCTCCGGCTGCTCGACTGCCAGATATGCGGCAGCGAGATCAATCCAGACCGTGAGGAGTATATAGGCCGCAAGCGGGTATGCGGTCGCTGTTATGACGGTCTGACATCCGGCAAAGATAGAATGGCCCGTAAGTATGGACCTAACAAAATAACAAGCAGAGGTGTTGTGGATGGCTATTGAAATAAAGGTGTTCAAGAAACAAGGAGACATTGAACCCGGAAACTATGAGGCCCGCATACTCCCACCTGGGAGAGCAAGCATAATACTCGGAGGCTCTTTTCCTTCACAGGCGCAGATAATCAGTGGAGATCACGCTGGCGAAGCCATCCCTTATGAAAACTATATGCAAATCGGAGAACTGCCTGCTGAAGCTGATGTGATGCTACAAAACACAAAGATGATTGAACAGTTGGCTGAAGCTGCACGAAAGATTGCGGCATGCAATAACCGCACTCATCAACTTGAAGAAGAACTCAGAGTCGCTGGATTGTCACTTGTCAGTCAGCGTAATGAACTTGAAATGGAGCGCAACGGCAAGAAGAGGGTAGAACTGCCCAAAGAAATTGTAGAAGCATTGCAAGTCTGTGCAACAGCAGGGTTGAAGGGTGTTAGGCTCATTTCTTACCTTCCAGTCACAAACCAATTATTCAGAGACTTTGATCGCATTGTAATAGAATCCCTGGATAAAATTCGAGATTTTTGTTTCAAAGGCTCAAACGATCCGAATTTGATTTTGAAAGCTATGCTCTATGGATATACTGCTGCACCCGAGAAGAATGGACTTATTGAACACCGGAATGAAGTCACCCGCATTATTCAAAAGTGGTGGAACACGATTCCTCCAGCAGACGGTAAGCATGATCCCGAACGCTTGACTGATCAGATTTTCGAATTCCTACAGAATGAGGATGGCAAACTGCCCTTTTAAAGTAAAGCAGGTGAAGTAATGGCAAAGCCCCAGAAGGAGAACGGGTTTGCGCCGATTGCAAATGAAATATTGGATGAGATATGTCAGTACACCTTCAACGGGGCGCAGCTAAGAATTGTACTGAAGATATGGCGTCTCACCTATGGGTATAACCGGAAGGACCATGACTTTTCCATTACCTTTTTACAGCAGGTCACGGGCATATCAGGGAGGACGGTCAAGAAGGAGGTTGCCTTCCTGATTAAGTCTAAAGTGCTGCTTGTCACGAAGAACGAGACGAAGACCACGGCCCGGCGTCTCGCCTTCAACAAGAATTACGATGATTGGACTATAACGAAAAGCGGTGATTTCGTGGAAGAGCAAATGGACCTCTTTACTGCTGATGAGGGGAGCGATACTTCCCCTCCTAATGATGAAGGGGGAGGGGAGCAATACTTCCCCTCTGAGGGGAGCGATACTTCCCCTCAAGTAGCCTCTAGGAGGGGAGCAATTGCTCCCCCATATAAAGAAATAAAGATCTTAAAGAAAAGTATTAAAGAAAAAACAGCGATGTTTGATGAGTGGTATCAAAAATACCCTCGCAAGGTATCGAAGGATGCAGCAAAAAAAGCATGGGATAAGCTGTGTAAAACAGAGGACTTTGACCCTGATGAAGCTATTCAGAACACAGCCAATTTTGCGGAGACTTGCAAGCTGCTTGAAACGGAGAAAAAGTATATTCCGCATCCTTCGACCTTTTTAAACCAGAAGCGCTACAAAGATTACCCTGTCGTTGATCCAGAAGGGCTGTTGATGCCGGTGATACCAGAAACCAAGAAGACAGGCAGCCTGTTCAACCAAATGCTGAAGGAGGAGCTGAGATCAAATGACTCGGGCACAGATATTGTGGCTCCTGAATTACCTGTCGGCAGCATACCGGAGTTTCACGGTTGAGAGAGAAGAAGCAGACGGCGTTGTGAACGTCTGGACGGATATCCTTCAAGGCGTTTCATTTGAAGCTGCACAGGAAGCCGTCCGCAGGCTCTGCCGGGAGAATGCCAGTTTCGCCCCGACACCTGGGGAGATATATCAGGCATGCATGGATAGTGGACCGCAACTCACTATTTACCAGATTCAGCAGCAGGAGCAGCAACAACGGATGTTGGAACTGCAAGAGTACCACGAAACAGAAGATGTCGGACCGATGCCGGACCATGTACGTGAAAAACTGAATTCCGTGTTCGAAAAGTTCAAGGCGGTGAAGCCAGATGCGCATTGAGGCGGAGTGGACTGTGCTTGGATCGTTGATGAAGGATCACCGATTGATGGATGATTGCTTCCTTACACCGAAAGATTTCACCGCAGACGACATGAACGGGACCATATTTAAGGTTTTGTTATATGCCAAGGATCATATCGTTGATGTGCCAGATCCGTTTGATCCAAAAGTTTTAGGAAGTAAATGGGGAAATGAGCTTGAAAGGGTTGGCGGACCATCTTACCTAATGCGTATAAGAGAATCCGTTCCGAGCACAGAGAACTTTGTCTTTTATCAAAGGATTGTGCGCTCCAATAGGATACAAGAGGAACTTGCAGAGTTAGGCAGCAAGATTGCAAGGAATGGCGGCGGCGATCTAGCCGAGCTCAAAGCCAAAATGGAGCAACTAGAAGAGCTCCAGCAGGGCGATAACATCGGCGGTCCTGTTCATATGGCGGAGCTGCTGGAGGGCCATGAGCAGGTCATTGCTAAGCGTGCGAACAGCGGCGGGATCACAGGGGCGAAGGCAGCGAGTGATGATTTCACCCAGTTAAGCAAAGGGCATCAGGAGGGCGATCTTGAGATACTGGCCGGACGTCCTTCAATGGGGAAGACGCTCTATATGGTAAATGATATGGACGCTGTAACAAGCTCCGGCTGGGCTGACGCAGTATTCTCGCTGGAAATGGGAGCGCTGGAGATTGTCGAACAGATGGCCTCCTGTATTGGGGGGATCAAGAAGGACCGGATTGCTTCAGGGCAAATGTCCGACAATGATTGGCACCGGTACGGAGACGCACTGGAGATCATCGCAGGACGTCATCTGTACATTGATGACAAGCCAGGGGCCACAGTGGAGTATATCCGCCGTCAAGTGAAGACCTTGAAAAAGAATCATCCGGGCAAACGATGGGTGATTCATATCGACTTCTTGCAGTTCATTCAGACCGAGAAGAATTTCGACAGTACAAAAGAGCGGATCGGGTACATCACAAAGTACCTGAAACGTATGGCGAGGGAACTGCAGGTCAGTGTAGTTTGCTTATCGGCAGTCGGCCGGAACTGCGAGCAGCGTCCCGACAAGAGGCCCTTAATGTCAGACCTGAGGGACTCCGGTGACATCGAATCGGATGCAGATATCGTGGCATTTATTTACCGGGATGATTACTACTATCCTGAAAGCCCCAAGAAGGGGTTTGCAGAGGTCATTGTTGCCAAAGGACGGAAAATCGGAACGGGCACGTTTGATATGGGATTCTCTCCAGGTATCAGCAGGTTCATTAATTTGACTAAGGACGAAAAATACAAACTCGCTGAGAAGGTGAGGGAGCATGAGCAGCAAAAAACGCATCGTAGATGAGGAAGGTTACCAAACAGCGATTGATTATTTGACCGAACATGCCCCTATCCTGGATGATCCGCTGCCAGATCCTAAGTACGACATTGAGAAAATTAAGAAGATATACGCCGTGACAGAGCAACGCATCCATGAGTATAGGCGCGGTCAGATGCTATTGCTGCATCCATATCTCAAGAAGATATACAAGGCGGCAGGGGTTGAGTATCAAGAATTTAAGTGAGGAGGGGCAGTGATGGGAGACTGCATGTACCCACGATGTAAAGAAGCAGCATCACAGACATGGGCGCTTGTGCCGCTGTGTGAAGGACACCGCCAAGAGATTTCAGCAGAAACGGCTTTATATTACAGCAAAGGCTCCATGACCTATCATGAGCGGGCTCGTTACATGAGGATTTTACATCTGATCCCATGGAGCCGGAAGGAGTGAAGGCATGAGATTTGTGGGGATTGACCCCGCCACGACAACCGGTTTTGTCGCACTGGATGAAGAGGGCAATGTCCTTGTGGAAACGGATGTCAGAGGCGAAGGAAAGGTTGTACCCGGGGGGATAAGCATAAGCATGTTGGTGTCCTTGGAAAATAAGGTCTACGGATTGCTCAAGCCTGGTGACATCATCGCAATTGAGGAGTCAGCAAAGGGCACACAAAAGGGCATAACCACTGGAATGATACACGGTGGACTGCGGTCCATGATCTTCCGAAAGGGACTCGAATGTATTGAAGTCAACCCACAGCGAACGAAGGGTTATGTGAACCGGAATCAGCGCGTTCCTAAAAAACAGAAGAAGGCACATGTAGCTGCTGGAGTGCTGGAACATTTCGGATATGAACATAAGAGTGACAATGTAACGGATGCCTATATTATCGCAAGGATCGCTCAGGCGATCTATCTTGTGAAGAACAGCGGCAGAACTGACATATACACATCTTATCAACAGAGAATTATCAATGCGATTCTCTACCCGGAAGAGAAGGCCCCCACAAGAAGTAACGCAAATAACCAAACCGTAAAACGCCGAGGGAAGCCTGCGGCGGCGGATAGTCACACCCAAAATACAGAACAGACGCTCTTATTTTAAGGAGGCGGACGGATTGAATTGGAAGAAAGCCACTCTCCCACAACTCTATGAGATTGCCTTCAACGACAGCGGGGCTCCCATCATGCATAAGCATTCTGCCCTTGCTGAGATCCAGCGTAGACAACCGCAGCGGCGGGAGAAGGTCAATTACAAAATGAAGAAGGTGTATCCACGATGAGCTGGTACGATGATGACTTTTACCAGGAGCCGAGTGAGTTTGAGGAGCAGATTAATGCTCTAAAGGAATCATTGATGAACGCGATCAAGGATGAACAAAAAGCGGAGATCGAACGGCTGAGGAAAGAAAATGGAGAGCTTCAAGAGGTCAAACGTGATTTCGAGAAGATCCAGCAGGATTATCGGGTGAAGGAGCGGGAGCTTGAGTGGAAAATGAAAGAGGCTCAGACGGAAGCTCGCCGGATAAGATTATCAACCCTTCTGGAATCATTCGGAGTTTCCCTTTACAGAGCAAGTTATGAGTATGTGAAAGTTCCGAAGTGCAATAAATGCGATGAACATCGGCGCATTTATTATAAGACTCCATCTGGAAAAGACGCTTATGAGCCGTGTGGATGTGATGTATCAAATACCATTTATGTTCCAAAAGAAATGATCTGCTGCGAATTCAGGATTGATCGGCGCGGAAGTGACAAGATGACCGCCTGGTATAAGTCCATCCCCAAAAAAGATGCAGATGATGATTACGCGAGTTATGAATCCAGCACCCACCTAGATCAACTTTATGTTCCTGGGATGGAATACGAGAAATTGAGCAAGTGGAGCACGTTCTTTAAAGACAAGGATGATTGCCAACGATTCTGCAATTGGCTGACCGAGCAGGAAGCCGTCAAGAAGAAGGAGGGCTGATCCTATGAAAACAGTCATTCGCATCAGGGACGACAACGGCCGGATCATCGGCACGGCCCGCCGGGAACAGCAACAAGAGGCAATCGATGTACTTTGGGATTTCAGCCTGGCGCTGCTTCTCCTGGGGCTGGTGCTCTTATGGATATGAGAGAGATCATAGTCGATAATTTTGCGGGCGGTGGCGGGGCCAGCACTGGCATTGAGCTGGCAACCGGGCGCAGCGTTGACATAGCCATTAACCACGATCCTGCAGCTATCGCCATGCACCGTGCCAATCACCCGGAAACAGAGCATCACTGTGAAAGCGTATGGGACGTTGATCCCCGAGAGATCGCAGCGGGCCGTCCGGTGGGCCTTGTCTGGCTATCGCCTGATTGTAAACATTTCAGCAAGGCAAAGGGCGGCAAGCCGGTTGAAAAGGGTATCCGTGGGCTGGCCTGGGTGGCGGTACGCTGGGCGGCAACGGTTCGGCCCCGGGTGATAATGCTCGAAAATGTGGAGGAGTTCAAGACCTGGGGGCCAATCATCCCAATGCTTGACCGGGGTACGGGGCGGATGCTCAAGCGAATTCCCGCAGAGGTAGAGGGCGAAGGGGATCAGGTGGGCCCAGCAGCGATAGGTGAGATTGTTCCTATTGATCGGCGGATATACATGCCTGATCCCAAGCGAAAAGGGCGCACATTCAATCATTTTGTGGAATCCCTTCGCGGCCATGGATATGAAGTCGAATGGCGGGAGCTGCGGGCGTGTGACTACGGAGCCCCGACAATCCGCAAGCGGCTTTTCCTAGTGGCCCGATGCGATGGCCGACCGATAGTCTGGCCGGACCCGACCCACGGAGCACCTGACAGCCCGGAAGTGTTTGCAGGGAAGCGGCAGCCCTGGCGGACGGCAGCGGAGATTATTGACTGGTCCATACCGTGCCCTTCTATCTTTGACCGCAAGAAGCCACTGGCGGAGAACACTGAACGGCGGATAGCTCGCGGGCTGCAGAAGTTCGTAATCGACAACAAGAAACCATTCGTTATCCGGTACAAGTATTCTAACGAGCCGGAAAGCACTGATAAACCATTGAGCACGATCACAACCGTGAATAGCCATTACGTTTGCACGCCGTATATTGCCCGGATTGGGCAGACGGGATTCGGTGGTGACCGGCTGCAATATGAGCTGAATGACCCGCTGACGACTGTAACGACAAAGGCTGAGCACCTACTTGTTACACCAATATTGGGAGTCAATACAACAGGGCATCCCGGCAGCTCGCCAGAAGAGCCACTGCGGACCATCACGACAGGCAACCACCATATGCTCCTAACCCCAACACTGATTGAAATCGGGTATGGCGAGGGGCCAGGTCAAGCACCTCGGGCTCCTGGACTGCAGAAACCACTGGGCACGGTTGTATCCGGCGGCCGCAAACACGCACTGGTCGCTGCATTCCTGGCAAAGCATTACGGCGGGGGGTACACCGGGGCTGGGAACAGCCCGGACGAACCACTCAGCACAGTGACAACCGTGGATCACAATGCACTGGTGACCGCCCATGTTATCCGGCATTTTGGGGAGTCGGTAGGCAGTACGGCGGATTCCCCCATCGGAACGGTGACGGCGGGCGGCGGCGGGAAGACGGGCCTTGTTACTTCTCACCTGGTTAAGCTGCGCGGAACCAACACAGGACAGCCGGTGGATGAGCCACTTCAAACGATTACGGCGGGCGGGCTCCACTTCGGCGAGGTACGTGCATTCCTGCTCAAGTATTACGGCAGCGCCGACAACGGCCAGACCATGGGAGAGCCGCTGCACACGATTACTACCAAGGATAGGTTCGGACTGGTCACAGTTGAAGACGTAGATTACCAAATTATCGATATCGGAATGCGGATGCTGGAGCCGCATGAACTATTTGCTGCTCAGGGCTTCCCGAGCAATTACATCATTGATGTGGATGCAGACGGACAGAAGTATTCCAAGAGCGCCCAGGTTGCCCGCTGCGGCAACGCCGTCCCGCCGCCGTTCGCGGATGCGCTGGTCCGGGCAAACCTGCCGGAGATGTGTGTAGGAGCTGGCCGGGCGCTGTCCCTGGAGAGATATAAGCCTGCTGCGGGACAGATGGAGTTCAGCTTATGAAGAAGGAATATGCAGTTTACAAGGGTGACCTAATGCTGGTGATGGGGACGGCAGAAGAGTGTGCAGCGGAGATGGGCGTGTTACCGGAATATATCCGATGGCTCACAACGCCAACAGCGAAGCGAAGGTTAGCCAGGCGCAAGCATCCGGAACGCTGTATTGTCGCGGATGTGATTGAAGATTAAGGGGCTGCTATAGCCCCAAGGAGGGAACATCCATGAAGCACATCGTCTGCTACAGCGGCGGGGAGACATCGGGCATCGTGGCTGTTGAAGTGGCTGCCCGGTACGGTCCCGAGAATGTAATTCTTATCAACCATGATATAAACCCCTGGGTGGAGCACTGGGATATCAAACGGTTCAAGGCCGAGGTTGCTGATTACCTGGGGATTCCAATCACATACGCCAACATGACCGGGTGGGACCAGAAAGACCAGTTTGACGTCTGTATGGAGGCCAAGGCATTCAAGGTCGGAATACACCCGCTTTGCACCAACCGGATCAAGACGGCCCCCTTTCACAAATGGCTGGCGGAGTCGTTTCCGGTGGAGCCGGGCGGCAGCCGGGATGATGTGACAATCTATTACGGATTTGAGGCTGGAGAGACCGCCCGCGTGGAGCGGCGGCGTAACATCCTGGGGGCAAAGGGTTATCAAACCTGTTTCCCGCTGGCGGAGTGGCCGGGCTTGATCGGCAGCACCAGGGATGTCGGCATCGATCCCCCGGAGACTTATGACATTTGGAAACACGCGAACTGTACCGGATGCCTGCGGGCGGGGCAGCAGCACTGGTATGTAGTGTACTGCCGGAGGCCGGATGTCTGGGCCAAGGCCAAGCATGCGGAGGAAGCAATCGGATATAGCATCCTTCGGGTCAACAACAAGGCAATGTTCCTGAAGGAGTTGGAACCGAAATTCGCGGCGATGCAGAGCCTGGGCATCCGGGCGGACGAGAAGACCCCGGCGGCGACATTCTGGGCGGCAGCACGGAAACTGCTCGGGGCGCAGCCGGTGGAGGAAAAGGCGGGCTGCAGCTTTTGAAGGGAGAGTCACATGAACCAGATAATGCTTAATCTCCCGCAGTATGGACCATGGCTGGTTGTCCCAAAGGGAGACGACTCCTGCCGCCGCCTGGCGGACCGTCATTACAGCAGGCAGACAATCGGGTCTCCGCAATTCACACGTCCGGGCCATAACCTGGTGCTGCGGACGGCGCTGGGGGATGCAGTATGGGTCACCTGGTCCGGGATGCGGGATGATGGCCTGCGGGCGTGGGAGTGTACCATCTTCCGAAACGAATCGGCTGTGTTGAGTAGTGAGATGATCCGTGCTGCGGTCTCTGCAACGCAGGCCGAATGGGGCGCACCACCGGCGGACGGCATTATCACCTATGTGGACGCCGGGAAGGTCCGCAGCGTTAACCCCGGCTGCTGCTTCAAGGCGGCGGGCTGGCGGCAGATCGGCAGGAGCAAGCGGCGCGGGCTGGTGCTGCTGCAATATAAACTATGAGGGCATAGCCCCTATAAGGAGAGATTGACATTGCCTCGTGAATCAAAACTCTGTGAATTTGAAGTCATAAAGGATATTTACTGGGATGATTGGGGCCGTTTCGTTAAGGTGTTCCGCAAAGGGGATGTGTGCAAAGGTAAGCTTTGGCCGGATGGCAGTGTATCTGCGGAAAGCACTCTGTATGAAGGAATTACAGACAGCGTAGAACCTGACTGCATTGTGATTAGATCGGTTGAGGGTTAACCACCCTCTCCCCCCTATAAAGGAGCTGATACCAGTGTCTGTGTTAAACGACAATCTGGACACGAAAAAAACCTTGGCTGTAATGAACCGCCTATTTCAATCATACCTGACTCAAAAATATATTGACCAGGGCAACCACTCAAGTTCCTTCTGTGCAGAAATTGAAAAGGCTGTTGATGGTCTGGACGGTCCGGAAAAACAAATTATTCAAGAGCGATATATGAAGTCAGCCTACGTTAAAGATTACCAAGTATTTAACTTCAGCTTAGATCCTCCTTTAAGCTCAGACACTTATAAAAAGTATCGTCGCCGTGCGTTTTTTAAACTGGTAGTTGTTTTTAATAGATTGGGATATTTGGATATTGAAAAAATCAGGAAGTAGGGGAGGCATAACCAGTATGAGCAGCAAACCAAAATACCGCGCCTGGTATAAGCCGTTGGGTGTCATGATTGAGCCGGATAAGCTGGAAATGATCAATTTTGAAACTGAAGTTCTCGGCGTGTATCTGATAATGGACGGCTGGGGATATCACAAGCTGCGGATTTCCGATTTTGAGCTTATGCCTTACTCCGAAACGAAAGAGCGGAACGGGGAAGGAGCAGAATTGTTCGTTGGTGACATTGTTGTATCAGATCAGTACCCAATCCGTGAAGAAGACGGATATGTCGGTGTCATCGAGTATGACAAGGGCGTCTTCTGGTTGACACACAGGATGAAGGCTGGATCGGAGGTCAGAGGATTGTCGGATAGCGTAGCTTACTTCCTGTACGAGCACAAAAACAACAATTTGCGCCGGATAGGAAACATCCACCATAACCCGGAACTGCTTTCAGCAGAGGTGACAGAGATATGAGCAGGAATACGCTGCACCGTTCAAAGATTCAAGAATTCCGGGAGTGGCTTGCAGAAGACGGGTGGTCTCTTGAACCAACAAAGGGGGCTTACGAGGTACTGCGGGCCCGGAAAGGGAAGCGCCTGCTGCTGATTTATGACCGCCACGAAGGCGACCACCTGAGCTATGCGGACAAATTTGCTGGAATCGTGCAGGCATTCATCAAAGCGAGAAAGGCGGTAAAGGCATGAGCGACAAAACAGGCATTGAATGGGCAGACGCCACTCCTATGTATGATGCAGATAGAGACCGTATCCGCTACTATAAACGCCTCGACCCTTCCCGTCCTGGGCAGCAGTTACGGAGAAAAATGGCCGCAGAAGGTAAGAAGTGGTGCAGGTCATGCGCCGCATGGCTGCCAAGTGAGCAGGTAAGTAAGAACGGAATGTGCCGCCCTCATGAGAATGAAGCATACCGAAATTATTATCAAAATAAAGGGAAAGCCGCGATCCGTCAAAGAGTTCACGCCAGAAAACGGGGTGTAGCACCACTACCTGTAATTGCACAAGGCTTGCTAATGGAACAGTTTGGCGGATGCTGCGCATATTGCAAGACTGAGCCAGCGTCAACATGGGATCATGTCGTCCCTGTAGTTGCTGGCGGAGAGACGGTACCAGGAAACATGGTTCCCGCGTGCAATTCGTGTAACAGTTCCAAAAAAGATAGCGATGTATGGGAATGGGCTCATAAGAAAGGCCTGCCCTTCCCTCATGAAGTGTTGGATGTTGTTATTCTGCTGGAGGTGATCTGAGAATGGGAAAGACGAAGATTGAATGGGCAACGGATGTCTGGAACCCAGTCACCGGCTGCACGAAGGTCAGCGAGGGCTGCCGGAACTGCTACGCCAAGAGCTTCGCAGAGCGCTTCAAGGGGACGCCAGGCCATTACTTTGAATCCGGCTTCGCGGTTACCCTGCGGCCGGATAAGCTGGAGCAGCCGCTGCGCTGGACCCGGTCCCGGAAGATATTCGTCAACAGCATGTCGGATCTCTTTCACCCGGATGTACCGGACGATTACATTGACGAGACATTCGCGGTGATGGCGCTCTGCCCGCAGCATACTTTTCAGGTGCTAACCAAACGGCCGGAGAGGATGAAGAGATATATGAATGTTCCTAATTCCCCTTTCGGAATGGATAAATTGGCGGACATTGCGCCTTACATGGAGCAGTGGGGTTGGATCAGCCCGGAGGACGCGGCGAACATCGCTCCGCCAGGCAGCATACTGCCAAAGTGGCCGGAATGGCCTCTGCCAAATGTCTGGTTCGGCGTTTCAGTGGAGAATCAGCAGGCAGCAGACGAGCGCATTCCCCTGCTACTACAGACTCCGGCGGCCGTCCGCTTCCTAAGCTGCGAGCCTTTGCTGGGGGCGGTTGACCTTAACCACATAACCCTGCAGATATCAGATGCGCCGGAACGAGGCAAGCCAGCTATAAGCATCAGCGCACTTCGCGGCTGGTATGGAGGGGACGGTGCACCTGCAAAGATTGATTGGGTCATTGTCGGTGGAGAGAGCGGCAGCAAGGCCCGACCAATGCATCCATGGTGGGTGCAGGAGTTGCGGGACCAGTGCCAGGCTGCGGATGTTCCCTTCTTCTTCAAACAATGGGGGGAGTGGAAGAAAACCCACGCGTTGGCCTGCAACGAGCCTGGAATTAAGGGCAAGCCATGGTTTAATTTTGACCCGGACACCTCGGTATGCCGGATTGGTAAACAGGCTGCAGGGCGGGAACTGGACGGCAGGACATGGGAGGAGTTCCCGGGAGGAACACTGCTATGAAAATAACGCCAGAGCGAATAGAAGAGGTCAAGATGATCGCGAAAACATGCGACATTTGGAAATTTAGCGAAGCAGAGCAAACAGAGATTCTAAATGATCTGCATACTGCTCTGGAAGAAGCACAGGAACAGCTATTTCTGGCGAATGGACTGGCATCTAACTATGAGTATGCGAAACGTGAATGCATTAAATGGAATGACGAAGCTGTGAGATTACGTGGAGAACTGTCAGAGGCACAACAGACCATAGCCCTGAAACAATCCAGCATCGACATATTGGCGGGTCAGGTTACAGATGAGACGGCCTTGCATGCAAAGACTGCCGCAAAGCTGATTATCGCTGAGCAGACCATAGCCCGGCAGCAACTCGCAATGAGTAGATCCTTAACCAACCTGACAGACGCGCTTAACTTCCCTTTTGCCGAATCTAACGATGATACCCGGTGCGTTAAACGGATGATTGATACGGCAATTATCATACTGAGCGAGGCAGGAGAAGGAGATTATCAGTCATGACACAAGTAAAGGAATGGAGCAACAAACAGTTAGATGTGGCACTTGCTAAATTATGTGGATACGAAATATACGCTGAGGAATTTAGCGTAAGCCATGAGCTTGTTGTGAGGTATGAAGATCCATCCGCAATTAAGGGATTAAAATTCTTCAGCCCATGCACCGATGCTGCCGCCTCTCTAGAGGTACAGACAAAGGCTATAGAGGTATCAGCGGATAAGTACGTAAGCAACCTTGACGCTCTGGTGAATCCTGAACTTATACAGGAGGGTTGGGGAAATCATGAGATCGCTCGATTACTAACCGCCAGCCCCCGAGAGATGGCAGAGGCGGCATATATCACATTCCAGGAGGTGAAGCGGCTTGTGGATTAAGATATTCTTTGCAGCAATAGCTTTCCTGGCATTCGCCGTGGCTGCAGAGCGAGATTCAAAGATTAACCGGCAGCGCCTCATGCACATGGCATCTATCTGTGACGCTTCCATCATCGCGCTAGCCGTTGTAGTCATTTACAAATAATATTGAAATTCGAGAGGAGTAATTATAAATGGCAGACAAATTTCATTCTCAGGGTGCTGAGGAAACATATAATCTACTGGCAGATATGATAGAGAAGCATCACGCCGACCTCCAGGAGACGGAAGTTCTGATCCTGATGAAACATGGTGGCTGGAAGTCCAAAGGAAAGCCGGTATTCGGTAAATTCAAGGTCTTAGGAGACGATCTCCGCAGCACCTGGAAGAAAGATGTCATCCTCTATCTGAATGCAGATATGTGGGGCATCCTCAGCGAGCCGCAGCGCCGGTATGTCCTGGATCATGCTTTATACGGGTTGGACGTTAAGGTGGATAAGGACGGGGAAACAAAGCTTGCTGATGATGATCGACCACTGCTTAAAACCGTATCGCCGGATATCGAAGCTTTCGTCGAGGTTATCAAGCGTCACGGAACCACCACTCAGGACGTTAAGCGCCTGGCTGCTGCTATTAAAGAGGTCAACCCTGATCAGGTGACCATTGAAGATGTTATCGGTGCTGGCGGCAAGCCGCAAGGCGGCGCAGATCCTAAGCCACCCGGCAACGGCCTGCAGGTGAAGAAGAACCCTGACGGCACAGTAGATGTCGAGGAAGAGGACGAGAACCAGCTCACGATAGAGGAGATTGCAGCCGCAGAGGCCGCAGCTGCTGTTCAACAGGCAGGCGAAGGCGGGCCGATTATACCTGAAGGTGATCCAGACGGAGAAGTATTCTAAATAATGCACACTCCCCGGCTCCGGCCGGGGGAACTCTTAACCCGAGGTGAGAAACCACATGAGGGAACAGTCCTCTGATAATCCTGATCTGCCGGAATTGGATGGCAAAAAAACCAAAGCGGCTATCGAGAGGGTTATGAGCAACTACCGCAATTACAAATACATTTATTTTGAAGACCGCGAAGCAAGTGTAACGGCTTCCTACGAGGATAGGCCTAGTGGTCCAACGAACGTTACAAGCGACCAGACAGCCAGCATAGCAATATATAACGTTGATGCTCGACAAGCACGGAAAGACTTCTGTCAGCGTGTCGAGAGGGCAGTGAATGAGCTGCCCAAAATTGAAAGCTTCCTGATACAGAAGCGTTACATGAATAATGACGCAGAATATATAACGGATCAGCGAGTATTCAGCATTGAATTTCAGCCCCCAATAAGCAAAGATACCTATGCTAAATTTCGGAGAAAAGCCATGTATCGCCTCATATTGAAACTGGATGATTTGAAGATTATAAAGATAACCGAGGTGTTTCGAGACGAACCTGAAGAGGCTCGTCCCGAATAATGGACAGGCGGGCCTTAATATACTTTATAAACGGAAAGAGGAGGTGTCGCCGGAGTGGATGCTGTGGAGCAAATCAGTCAATCGATTCAAGGTGAAGAGAGAGATGACGGAACATTTATGGTTGAAATCCAAGGAAAGCACGGCATCATAGAAATGGTTTTTCCCAGCAAACCCCCTACGGAAGATGAAAGAATAGAACTGTATAGAAAGCTCGCAGATAGTGTATTGCGATCACATAAAAAAGAGACTACCTCCACCGGGTAGTCTCTTTTCTTTAAATATGTTCAACATGATCTTTAGAGTCTAAGGAATGAATCATTTCAATTTGAGTTTTGGGACCAGACAATCTAAATGTATGATTACCAAAAGCTTCAGAGTACCATTTCTTATAATCATATTGTTCCCAATTAGTTCCGACTGCGACAGAAGAAAGGAATGATTTAGAATCATCTATAGAAATATGTGAATTGTAAGTCGAAAATGAATGAGTTTCTTTTTCTACTCTAGCAACAATTTTTATTTCTGCATCCGCCTCGTAAAGTTCTTTTATCATGGAACGAATCTGGAAAATGTCCCTTGATACAGAACTTCCGCCCTTCTTAGGTTTGTCAACAAGTCTAGGTCGCTTAATTATTTCCCCATCTATTTTATATATCGTTATATTCAATCCTTTATTATCTCCAACCCCTCTGGTTCTGAAAAATGTTAATGATGTTTTAAGATTCTTTTTACCATTAAAATAATCAGTTGGAACAGTTTCTGCGCTCGTTTCCCAACCTTCACCCCCTGACATATCTTTGGATGCCAAGACTCCAAGCCGAAATGTGTACGGCCAATTATGGATGTTTACAGATACATCAACATCAATACCGTATTCGTGCTTTATTAATTTTCTAAGATCAACCAACGATTCAGCAATATCTCCTCTTACAGCTTTCGGTGTTATTGAACCAGTCTTTTGTCTTGCTTTTACCAT